CTTGGAAGATGCTGGATTTGAAGGGAATGCTCGATGGTAGACAAAGAAGAGATCTTGAGAGTGTTTCGAAAATACTTTGACCCTTTTGATCAATATCTCCTATCCAAACAAATGCAAATACGTGATGATGGCACAGTAGATGTGCAGTGGAATGTTTACATGCTTGATGAACTGGCTGAGATACCAGTCAAGTTCGGCACAGTGACGGGGGATTTTGTTGCTGAAGAAAAAGGCCTTAAAACCTTACACAACATGCCCAAACTTGTAACTGGCGACTGTGAGTTGGCTGGTAACAAGCTCACCACACTGATTGGTGCTCCCTTAGAGGTGGGTGGCAATTTTTTTGTAAACCGCAACCCGCTTGTTTCTCTTGACGGCTTTCCACAAAAGGTAGGCAAAAGGGTCAGTTTGAAATGGGGGCCATCCCTGCCATTGCTGAGAACTCTAAACGCCCGTGAGGTAGTGCTGTATGGTCAACCTAGGGTTATGGCAATAATGAACAAATATGCAGGACAAGGCAAACGAGCAATGTTTGATTGTCAAAAAGACTTGGAAGATGCAGGATTTGAAGGCAACGCAAAATGGTAGACAAACAGGAAATTCGAAAGTTGTTCAAACATTGGTTTGATACAGACAGTGCGGAGTTCGAAATAAACGATGATGGTACCATAAGTTGTGAAGGATCCATCACCACTGATTACAATTTCCCAGGCAAACTGCCTGTGAAATTCAAAGAATTTAAGGGCACATTGTTCCTCAGGAAAGCTAATCTACACACCCTAGAAGGGTCACCTGAATACATGGACGGTGATTTGCGCGTGAGCAGAAATCAACTCACCAATCTCAAAGGTGCACCTGAAGTCATCACCGGCGTTTTCAATATCATGAAGAACCCTCTCACCAGTCTCGAAGGGTTTCCCAGCAGTGTTGGCACAGTATTTTTAGACGATGATCCAAATTTGCCAATGTTGAGATTGTTGACTGCCCAAGAAATCAAAATTCAAGGCAGCCGAGATCCCAACTACACTGTATCAAACATTTTGAATAAGTATGCAGGACAAGGAAAACGTGCAATGTTTGATGCCCAAAAAGAATTGGAAGATGCTGGATTTGAAAAAAATGCTCGCTGGTGAAGGTTGACATCTATGATGTTGCACCGCAACATAAATAGACTAGACACAAAGGGGAGAATAACAATGAACAACGATATCGCACGAAGCGTTACCAATTGGTATGCTACTGTAGCCGCAACTTATATGGACACAGCAGCAAAAATGTATGAAGCTCATATGAACCTGGTAACAGAAATGAGCAAGGTCAATATCAAAGATATTTGGCCTCAAAAGAAATAAGCAAAAAGCCCGCGTTAAGCGGGCTTTTTTGTCTATGATTAGCGATCAATTTCAATTGTGTTGTATTGGGTGAACAAAGCTACTACTTCTTGTTCGCTGTTGCAGACAATCTTCGATGTAATCCAATCACTTTCCTTGTCCCGTCCGGTGATTTCAACCATCCATCCGTTGTCATACCGATAGATGTTGAAGGATTCACCAACCTTCTTCATTGTTCCTAGTTTTGACATGTTTTTCCTTTCATGAATTGGCCATTTTGGCTTGAATTTCCTTAACATGTTTGCAGGCTCGGCCAAAACCGCCCGCCACACACGAGCAGTGCCAACGGCTGCCGCTCCTAGACACCACATAGGATGCGCCTTTGCTGCCTGTTACCATCCAGCTGGTGTCTTTTTCCTTTTTCACAGGAGCTACAGAAGGCGGCAAGGTTTCACTGCCATCAGCTCGAACAATCTTGACTACGTGTTCCATTTTGAAACTGCGCACAGGGATTTTTATATCATTACTTGTGATACAAATATGTGGCCCCTCTAGCCAAGAAAAAGTTGGAACTACAATGCCCTCAAAAATTGAGGTTCGATTAGCAGGCCAACCCTGAACTTTGGTAAGGTCCCGACTTTCAATCCTTACCCGTTCACCATCAGCCGGCAATCCTGACATGCTGTTAACCTTCTCTCTATGTGGAGAACGTAGCATTCCTTCCCCAAAGTGTCAACCTAAATATGTGTATGAAAAGCCACCCCCTAGTTCCTGAAATCACAAATTTTGTCAAATGGGCCAAAAAAGAATTAGATATCCAAACTCCAGTGGTAGTAAGATTACGATCCAGTCGTATGAAACATGGCATACAAAGCACTTTTGGTGGTTATGATCCCATCAACAGGAAGATTACAGTGTCTGTTGACGGTCGCCACCTATTGGATATTTGTCGGACTATCGCACATGAACTGGTTCACCAGAAGCAAAGTGAGCTACAAGAGTTAACCAATCAGGATGGTGAAACAGGAAGTGCTATTGAGAACGAAGCCAATTCTGTTGCTGGAATATTGATGCGCAATTGGGGAAAGAGTTTTTAAAAACTAACTCATATCTACGCAGGTATTGGGACTCAGAACATGCTCTCCCAGCAAATATGTGGGAAAACAAAAACAAGACTACTACTATAGGCACCAGTCTCAGATGGTTTTGTTGTGAGTGTGTTAGCACTTGGGGCGGTTGCACGGTACCCTCAGACATTCCTGTCCACAACCTGTCTCTCTACTAAGTAGATGCAGCGGAAAAAATTGGTTTGAAAACCATAAACAAACCAATTCCGTGATCGATGTTCATGCACAAAACAGAGCGATCCTTTGGCAACATGCCTCACATGTTGAAGATAATTTTGGGTCTATGTTCCACTTGACCGTGTATTCCGAGTTCGAACTGGAGAGCTTCTTTGTGAGGGAACCAGCTGTGCTTCTCGGTCCGGCAGGCAGAGTCTACCGATTTGTTTGCGTTCCTGATGGAGTACCATCCCTTCCGCCAGCGGAGCCAATTACCGCCATATTGTGTCTGCTGTAGACATTAGTTTGCTACAGCAGACACAAGTGCGTCAACACCAAGTGTCCAAAAACTCTACAATTTTTTGTTATAGACAGTTAGCCTTTGGGATTTTCATTATAAGGACTAGTGTGACAAAATTCAGCTGATGGGCAAAGTTTTCTCAACTGGAGGAGCGGGTATTGACTCAGATTCCTTGCTGCCCTTCTGACCAGCTAGCCAACCAAGTGCAGTGCTGGCCAAACTCAGCATAGCAGCCATCCAATCACCCGGAGGGCTCATGTCTACACCAGCTGTTTTGGCTGCCATGATGATGAACCCAATGGCAATGAATGCCAAGACTGTGACACTGCATACTGCTATGCCTGCATAGTCTTTCCAGTTGTTTGGACTTTTCTTATTTTGATCCACTTACAATCTCCAAAGTTAATCGGTCTGTTTCAGGATATTCAATTACTTGTTGCCCTTCCTTGCATTCATATACCAAAATTCCACGCAATCGAGCCTTGCCTCCTGGCACAGACTCAAGATCATTTATTTTGATGAGAAACTGGAAATTTTCAAAACCTGTTGAAGTCTTACCAACACTTCGATTGGCGCTGGTGGTGATTTGATGAATAAAACCATCACGGTCTATTATGTGTGCATCAAAGCTGCGCAACGGACAATCATCGCGGAATTTTTTCCGGCTGGCTGCCACTTGAAAACTGCTGTAGCTGTTTGTGGGCGTGATGCCGAAACCTTCTGGATCCCAAATCAACACCGGTTCAGCAGTTTTGAAAAATCTGTCGTAAATTGTGTGTGCACCCAGCAATATTGTAATTGCCACTGCCGCAAATTGAAATTTAGCCAAATGTTGTTTAATAAAATCGCCTGTCGCCAAATTGTTCCTACCACCAAAAAGTTGCCCAGCCCAATGCTGCTGCCAAATAAAAGGCTGTGGCACTTGACAGTGCCACAAATGTCATGACCCAAATTTTTCTGAAGGCTCTAATGGTTGCAGCCATTTGGCAAATACCTTAAAAACATAAGGTATTTAAAATATTGTGGGCTTACCAAAACCCGTTAGTTTATAGCTCTTGAGCTTTCCACCAACGAGCCATACTGCCTTCACCAATCTGATCGCACAGCCGCACAAACTCCCCATTCATCCCCAACAGATGGTCAAAATGTTCAGCCAACAGCATATTTGGGCAAGGCCTTTCACGATGAGCCAACAGCCAAGCTTCAGCCTCCTCAAGACGGTGTGTGCCGTTGCTTTGGAGCCAGAGTGCCAATCCAGTGGCTGTACTTCTGCTTACTCCGGCGTAGCAGTGTACTACGACACGAGCATCAAAAGGTAGTGATGCACCGAAATCAATGACTCTCTGGGCATGAGCAAGAGTAGGTGCGTTGGCACAAGTGGAATTTTCCTCATCTTCCACACGAAGCCAAATCCAATTTTCAGGACTGATCCTGTTGGGCTTGTGGACATCATCACCAGGATCCAAAAGAGTCACTAGGTGTGTTGCATCCATGCTTCTCACTCGAGCACGCACTTGACTCTTTGCGCAAACCAAAAATTCAGGCACTAGGATACTCCTTATTCAGTGTGCCTCTATAGCACACATGCGCGTGCATGTCAAGCTGGATTACACACAAGCTTGCGTGAGGTTTTGAATTTGCTGCAACTGCAATATTTGCAGCCCGCAGCAGCCCAATCCTCGTAGGGGTCAAAAATGTCTTGCATAGGTGTGCTGGCATTCTGGGTCAGCACACACTCGACTGTCGCCAAAATTTGGGTTGTAGTAGTATTTTGTGCGGCTCACACGCCTTTTGAAGTATGCTGGTTCATCGCTCATGTGCGCAGCATATGCGGAAAAAATTGTTCAGTCAAGAAGGAAGGCAGCATTTTTCAATGCTGCCTTCCTTGGAGCTCAAGAGTTTTGGGTGGGTTCAGCTGAGGTTTCAGCCTGTGTATTTTTGTAGATTTCCTCACCCAGCTTCATGGAGATTTCACTAAGTTTTGTAGTTTCTTTCTCAATGATTTCAACATCCTCTCCGTCTAATACATGACGCAACGTAGCTAACTGGGGTTCAGCTTCTGCACGAAGTGTTTCAGAGATTTTGTCGACATTTTCCTTAAGCACCCGCTCTACTGAAGCGATAACGCCATCAGCATTGTTGCGTGCATCTGCAACGCGCCGACGCTCCTGGTCCGCTGCTTCGTTTTCTTCAGCTTGACGGATCATTTCTAAAATCTCAGCCTCTGACAGTCCACCGTTTGCTTGGATGGAGATTTGTTGAGTTTTGCCAGTGCCCTTGTCTTGTGCACTGACAGTGACAATGCCATTCGCATCAATATCAAATGCTACGGCGATCTGGGGGCCGCCGCGCGGTGCTGGTGGAATGTCTTTGAGGTCAAATTGACCTAGCGATTTATTATCTCGCGCCATACTTCTCTCACCTTGGAACACTTTGATAGTAACTGCCTGCTGGTTGTCTTCAGCAGTACTGAAAACTTGTTCCTTTTTGGTTGGGATCGTGGTGTTCTTTTCGATGAGTTTGGTGAACACACCTCCCATTGTCTCAATTCCTAGGCTAAGTGGAGTCACATCCAGCAGCAGCACATCCTTCACATCACCTTGCAGAACACCAGCCTGCACAGCCGCACCAATAGCCACAGCCTCATCTGGATTTACAGAGTGGTTGGGCTCCTTGCCAAAGAAGTCTCGGATGGCTTGGCGCACTGCTGGAATACGTGTGGTGCCACCAACGAGGATAATCTCTTTTATCTCATTTTTGTTGATTGATGCATCCTTAAGTGCCGCCTGGCACGGGGCTATGATGCGCTTCACAAGATCAGAGGTCAGCTCTTCGAACTTTGCACGAGAGAGCTTCACCAACAGATGTTTGGGACCAGAAGAGTCAGCTGTGATATAAGGCAAGTTGACTTCAGTTTCACTAGTGCTGCTGAGTTCAATCTTTGCACGCTCTGCGGCTTCACGCAAACGTTGCACAGCCATTTTGTCCTTCCGGAGATCTAGCCCTTGGTCACGCAAGAACTCTTGAGCAAGATAGTCTGTTACTCGGGCATCAAAATCCGCACCACCAAGATGTGTATCACCATTGGTGCTGAGCACCTCTACAACACCACTACCAATATCTAGTACACTGACGTCATGTGTGCCACCGCCTGAATCCACAACAATTACCTTGCCATCACCACCTTTGTCAGTGCTGAAAGCTAGAGCTGCTGCTGTGGGTTCATTTATGATACGCATCACTTCAAGTCCAGCAATGCGGCCAGCATCTTTTGTTGCCTGTCGTTGTGCATCATCAAAATATGCAGGTACTGTCAGAACAGCTTGGGAGACTTTTTTCCCCAGATAGGTTTCTGCCGTTTCTTTCATCTTCAACAGCACCTGAGCGCCAATCTCAGCTGGACTGCGAGCCTGACCTCGGGTTTCTACCCATGCATCGCCATTGTCAGCCTTGACAATTTTGTAAGGTAGTGTTTTCATATCTGCTGCGACTGATGGATCCGCAAAGCGCCGACCAATCAGGCGCTTGCTTTCAAAAACTGTGTTTTCGGGATTTGTAACAGCCTGTCGTTTGGCAGCTTGTCCAACCAGTTGTTCCTTGTCAGTCCAAGCCACAATGCTGGGGGTTGTGCGTGCACCTTCTGCGTTTTCAATTACGCGAGCTGTGCCATTTTCCATAATGGCCACGCATGAATTCGTAGTTCCAAGATCTATCGCAATGATAGTCATTTTGTTATCTCCTTCTTAAAGCAAGATGTTTAGGGAGTTACTTTTGAGTCAACTCCATGTTATATTTACTGTTATTCGTCTTTGGATGCAACAGGATTGATAATATTGTTCAAACTTACCCAGTCATTCAAGTTGTTCTGCATGATCTCAAAATATTCTTGGGCTATTTCAGTTCCAACAAAATGTCGCCCCAGTTTCAATGCCTCTACACCAGTTGTTCCACTGCCTGCAAATGGGTCCAAGATTACATCTCCTGGATTGCTCCAACTGATGATATGATCATGGGCCATAGCTGTGGGCATTTTGGCTGGATGAGAAATGCTCTTGCATGGCCGTTCTTGCCCTGCTGTTTTCATGCGCCAAATATTGCCTCGCATACCAAACTCTGAGTAGTCCTTTCTCGACCCCCTGTCTTGCATGAGACCATCCTTGTTACGCACTGTGTTCTTACCAAATGTTGCCATGCGTGCATGATCAGGATTATTTAATGCTGTAGTAGGTTTGTCTTTGATGGGATTGAAGGTTTTGGGTTTTCCAAGGCTGAACACAAACATCCACTCTGCCAATTGGTGGTACCGGTTGCTGCTGGGATTGCTGAAGTTGGCTTTTTCGTAAACCATGGTATCGTGCAGTCGCCAACCACTGTCTATGAATTTCAAAGCTTGTCGAAAGCTTGTGCCAGTTTCACTGCCATTCACAACTTGATCAGCCACATTCCACATGACAATACCACCAGGCTTTGTTACTCTTTTGAGTTCCTTCAACAACTCATCAAAATCCCAAGTGTGGCCTTTGTAGTCTCGGAGGCTGTCGTAAGGAGGACTAGTGACAGTGAGATCAATGCTGGCGTCAAGAACATGCTGTTTCAGCATGCCAACATTATCACCTTGATAAATGCTGTAAGGCAAGGTGCTCAAGAGTTGTGTCCTACAGCCGCAGCTACATTATCATAGCGTGGATTGTTCAGCGTTTCCAGCATCACAGTCAACGGCGAAAACTCCTCGCATTTCAAAATGCTTTTCAAGATGCTTGGAGAGAATCCACTTACCAAAGCAGCCCCTGTGCTGTGTGCCCTTACGGGAAAATTTCCTGCGCGAGCATTCAGGTTCCACCAAACAATTTTTGGAGTTGAGTAGCCGTGACGTTGGAAAGTTTCTTGAGCAATGTTCCAAGCCATTTGGTTTGCATCGCTTGAGGAGTCAAACTCTTGATCACTCAGCACCAGCACCACCTTGGGCATTTCACTGTTGGGCACATTACCCATCACAGCTACACGCAAGATCTCACGGAAAGCTCGTTCAATGCTGGTGTTCATGCCCCAATGCAGTGTGCTGATTTGGCGCACCTTCTCCGTCAAGCTGCCTTGCAGTCGCTCAATTCGACTATCACCTGAAAAGGTCAACAGCAAGTCTTTGAAAGCGCCCTGTTGTTTGTCACTTACATAGAGCCCCAAACTCAAGGCCACCTCCATACAGGAGAGTTTGGAGTTGCCGCCAACAGCACTACTCATGCTACCAGAGGTGTCAACCATTGGAAGGATGTTGTCCTCACCCAACAGATTTGGTAGGCTGTCCCATTGAGCTTGCGCAACTTCTGCATCGCCATTACGCATGCTCTTCAACACATCGTAGGGAAAGAGAACGGAGCTGTTCACACGGGCAACACCAGTTTTCAAACCCTCTTTCCAAAGGTTGTAGCGTGCTGGATCATTTTTCAAAAAAGCCTTTTGATAGCGAGCACTGGCTACAGAAGGCAATTGGCTATAGTGAATGTTGTGCCATTGTCGCGCACACATCTGTTGTTCCACTGTGTGACATTGGTTAACCACTAACTGGCGATATTCTTTGGGAGTTTTGATTCCCAAGAGTTTGCGCAAGCGATTGGCTAGTTGTCCTTGGCGCGGGGCATATTTGGCTGCTAGTGCCTTGCCTTTGTGCAGCTCATCAGCATAATATGCTAGTGCAACCTGTTGCACTAGTGGATGAGCAATACTGAGTAAGTCGTCATATCTACCAAACTCAGGGATCAATGTGAGCAAGCGAATTGCCAGCTCTGGATCCTTCTCACACAGTTGGTTGAACAATTTCCGGAAAATATCGCGTTCACCAGCACCACCGCGTGCATCACGTGCCCAAAACAGGGTTTTCACTGTCAGCAGTGTATCACAACTGAATGCAGCAGAAAATTGAGTAGACAGATTTTTGCCTCGACTGCTGCCGATGACAGCAAAGAGATCCAATACAGGATTGTTGGTTGTTGCATTGGTGGGCATGCCATTGGCTGTTTCTGAGTGGGTGAGATCAACGGCTGCTGCAAAGCTCATGCAAAATTTCCTCATGCATATGTGTAGTGAACTATACCCTGTAAACAGGGTTGTGTCAAAAATGTCGCAGCTTGATTTCAGCAATCAATTCTTGGAAACTGTCATCTTTCAAATCAAGAGGAAAGCCTTGCAGTCGGTTATTGTAGATTGGCAGCGTGTATCTAGTGTTCTCTACTTCAAAAAAGATTACAAACTTGTCATTTACTACGTCTTGAGCTATATCAATGTTCTGAGCCGAGACTTCTGCAATGATCTCGTAGATCAAGGGGCTTAACCAACGATATGTTTGATAGCTGATGTATTGTGCATTTATTTGAGTAGTCACAGGATCTCCTTTGTATCACACATGATGCGATTTTAAGTTTGCGGAAGAGATCCTTTGTGGTGGGCACGGATTTGGATGTGGAATTGAACCACTGGTTTTGATAAACAAAACGTTATCCAAAGGTTTGCTGAACCAAATCCTCAAGCCCGTAAACAGAATGCTGTTTTTGCACTTTTCCAATTGCATAAACTTTGCTGTAAGCATTCTTCCTTTTAAGGATATATGACAAATAGTGTTGTGTCAAATAGCAATTTCAATTTCCACTGGAGTCCAACCAAGGTTTTCACCAGGATAGCCTCGAGCGTTGTTGATGTAGCGAACACCAGTCAGCACCCGGTCCTGACGATCATGCGTGTGACCAAAGCACCAAGCCCGAATGTTTGAGTTGGTGATGGGTTCCAAGAGTGTGTTTGCATAACTGCCATTTAGCATAACCCACTTGGGGTTTGGATTATACTTCAGCAGTGCTCGATTTGGTGCATGATGCGTCAGTACCACCACTGGGTGTGCTGAGTTGGTTACAGTGTTTTGGATATACTCAGCATCCGCTTTTGCAGAGTCTACAATTGCTTGCACCTTGTATTCTGTTCCCCACTGGATATAGCGAGCATCATTCATGTAATGTAGGTAAGCTGAGGATTGCTGCTCAAAGTCAAATGGGCTACCAGCTTGGAAATCATGCCAACCAGTAGCACCCACAAACTTCACACCGTTGACCACAACACTACCTCGATGCAGAAATGAGACATTATGTGCTTTGTTGTATCGGCTGTAGTGGTCGTAGATTTCCTCAACAGTGCGCGGATAGGGATACTGAGCGTCAAACTCTGGGTCACTCAGTCGAGTGGAATGAAATCCTAGGTTATAGAAGTCGTGATTTCCAGCCACCCAAATTACATGTTCAAATCGCTGACCAGCTTCACGCAGCCACCGGCTTCCAGCGCGAACATCATTTTCAATGTCGCCACACACCACAAGTGGAGTGGCAGAGTCAACCTCGTCAAGAAGCTGCCAATCCCACCCACTGTGGTCAATGTGAATGTCAGAGATGAGGGCAAATTTCATAAGAATATCTTTCCAAAGAAGAAGCAGGTCACAAACTCAAGATCAAACAGAGACTCTAACAAAGAACAAACGACAACCAACAAACTGCAAAACACAATCCCAATATAGCAGCACAACAAAAAACAAATGGCGCCTGTGAGGCTTACCGAAAACGTGCTGAGCAATGGGTTTAGCCCTGGAGGATGTTATCCATCCTGTCAATGATAATGTCTTGTTTTTTCCTTCACTTGTGACCTGATTGTGCAGGCTTTGTGGGCCTACACAATACCTAGAGACTCAAGCCATGTCCAGTCTTGGTCTCGAATATTGATTTCAGTAGAGATGTTAGCAGTCATAAGCTCTTCACCAATAGCTGTCTGCCTGCGACGCAGTGTGACCAGCTGTGTGTTGAACTTCTCAATGTCGGTAAGGCTGAACACACCAACAGAAAAGCTTTCGGTGATTCGGTAAGAGCTTTTCTCATTGGCAACCGAGATGCTTTTGGCACGCTCTGCCAGGTGTGTGCTGCTGGGAACAGGAGTGCTCTTCACCAGCCGGGAGAACCGCGAAATCTGAGCAGCTACTACAGCCTGCTCACATAGCAGTTTACTAACACTGCACTTTACATTGGCTGCACCCACTTGCTCTCGGATGTTTGCGAGTGTTGACTCAAGACGATCAATCTCATCAATTGCACGCATTTGCGCACCACGAGCAATTGCCAGCATCTCATCATTTACTGACCAAAGTTCCATAGTTAGTTCGCCAGTAAGCTGTGATTGACGCTCACTGATAGCAGCTCGAATGCTGTTTTGCACAGCAGCAGCCTTGCGCAGATTCAATTTCATCTCGTTGTCCCTATCAGCGTTTTGTTGTAGCAAATTCTAGCTGAGGGCAGAGGTTACGTCAAACCCTTTCAAATAGGCATGTGAATTTTTTGATGACGTTGAGTTTCAACCCTTTTCAATCGGCACTCAAAGTCAACAACATCAACAGCTTCACTCAGATAGCGTTCCTCATTGGTCATGCAATAATGGTGCCACCATTGACGAATTTTTTCCAAAAACATAATAGTTCTCCTGTTTTTGGCTATTTAACAGGAAATTGTTGCAGTGCACAAATTACCATCTTGCATTTCCTTCAAATCCTGCATCTTCCAATTCTTTTTGGCAATCAAACATTGCTCGTTTGCCTTGTCCCAAGAATGGTTTCATTATGTTTATGACTTCAGTAGCTTTGCTGGGAAACTCAATACTGGCGAGACTAAGGTTATTTGCCACCAATGTACGCAAGAGAGGCATGTCTTCGCGCCAATCGAGGGCTACATGAGACACATCCACAGGAAAGCCCTCTAGTGAGCGTAGATTTGGATTTCGTATAGCCACCATTATTCCATCTACTTTTTTGGGCCCGCCGATGAAATTTGTGATATTTGTGTCCAAAAGCAAAAACTCTCCGCGGATATGAACAGGCGCGCCTTGCAGGGTGCGTAGTGGGTTGTCTGAGCAGACATATGCCCCAAAAACTTCAGTAGGGCCACCTTCAAGTGAAGTGAGCTTGTTATCCTGACACTTAAAACTGCCTTCCACTGTATAAGGACAGCCTACTAAACTTTTCAAGTTACTATTACTCACATTGAAGTGTCGCCGCACATAACCAAACTTCACCGGCAGTGTTGAAGTGAGTTTGCCGTCAAATGTGCGAAAGTTTTTGTTCAACGCATCTACACCGGTAGCCGAGACTTGACCCTCGTCATCAATATCAACTGGACCAGAAAAGGCAAAATTGATTTTCAGGAGGTCCCATATGTCAGCTTCAGTTACCAATGTGCGTTCCCTTCAAATCCAGCGTCCTCTAGATCCTTTTGGCATTCAAACAAGTATCGTATGCCGTTTCCTGCGTATTTGTTTAGAATTTGTTTGACTGTCCAAACGTCAAGATTATCAGGATAAAATTCAATTTTTTTGGCCATTAGTGTGCGAAGCAAAGGCAGCCGGTTTTTGTATGTGATGTGTACAGTGTCGCCAACCTCAGGAAACCCCTCAAGTGACCGGAGCTTGGTATTACTGTAGCACCAAAAATCGCTGCCAACAGAGGCAGGTGCCCCCAGTAGTGATGACAACAGTGGGTTCTGTGAGCAATAGAAGGTGCTAAGAACTTCAACAGGTCCTCCCTCAAGTGATTTTAGGAGCTGGTTCTTTCGACAGCGAAACCCTGTGACTTTTTGTGGGGCGCCAGCTAGTGATGTGAGTTTAGTGTTGTCGCACCAGAAATCACCGCCAATCACTTGGGGTGCACCTTCAAGAGATATCAATTTTTCGTTGTTTCTGCAAAAGAAATCTCCAGCTACATCACCAAACCGCACAGGCAATCTCGCCGTATCGTGTGTTAGCTCCACATGCCCATTACAAGAGACCAGTCCGTGATCGTCAATGGTTATCTCACCAGTTGTTTTAAAATATTTTTTCAACAACTCCATTATTTCATTCTTGTCTACCACCTTGCATTTCCTTCAAATCCAGCATCTTCCAGTTCTTTTTGGCAATCAAACATTGCTCGTTTGCCTTGTCCTGCATAGAGGTTTAAAATTGTTTCAATTGTTTTGTCCTCTCGGTAGGGATAGAATTGAACCTTTTTTGCCAGCAAACAACGAAGCAGTGGCAAAGTGGAGCTATAGGAGAGATGTAAGATTCCAGGTATGGTTGGCAAGCCTTCAAGTGTGGTGAGCTGCTGGTTGATGTGGCAGAAGAAATCACCACCAACTGAAGTGGGTGCACCTTCAAGTGTGGTGAGCTGGTTGTTGTAGCAGAAGAAATTACCACCAACTGAAGTGGGTGCACCTTCAAGTGTGGTGAGCTGGTTGTTGTCGCACCAGAAACTACCACCAACTGAAGTGGGTGCACCTTCAAGTGTGGTGAGCTGCTGGTTGCTGCACGAGAAATCACCACCAACTGAAGTGGGTGCACCTTCAAGTGTGGTGAGCTGGTTGTTGTAGCAGAAGAAATTACCACCAACTGAAGTGGGTGCACCTTCAAGTGTGGTGAGCTGGTTGATATGGCAGAAGAAATCACCACCAACCTTATCAAAAGCAACAGGCAATCTCTTCAACTTCTTTTTTAGATTTACCATACCTGTACAACTAACCAATCCCTTATCATCAATGGTTATTGAACCAGTTGTTTTGAAATTAGCTTTCAACAAAGCCATTATTTCTTTTTTGTCTACCATTTTGCATTCCCTTCAAATCCAGCATCTTCCAAGTCCTTTTGACAATCAAACAAACCCTTTTTGCCTTTGCCAGCATATTTGTTCAATATCTTGGCTACCTGGTAAGCCTTCTCGAAAGTGTCACCTGTGTTTGAGAACCCAACTTCCTTAGCAACCAAAGTTCTCAACAAAGGCAAACTATTGTGCCATGTTAAGTCAACACTTGTTCCAACGTGGTTAGGAAACCCTTGTAAGGAGGTTAACCAGTTACCATGGCAGCTGAGTCTGCCTGGAATTTCAGTAGGCAGGCCTGTTAAATCACTCAAACGATTATAAGAGCAATTGTATTCGCCGCCTACAATCTTTGTTGGTCCATGTTCAAGAGACTCTAGTTCGTTACCAGAGCAATAAAAGGACCCGCACTCTTGTGGCGCACCTAAGAGAGATTCAAGCCCCATGCTGGCAAAGCCGCAGACGCCTGTGACTTTTTTGAAACGCACAGGTAGCTGGGGAAAGGATTGCCCTACTCCCCAAGCTACAATATCACCGTCAACAACTATCTCATTACTGGGACTCAAGGAGATTTTGGTTGTGCTAGGCACATCAAAATTTTTGTAGACCCAACTCTCTACTTGTTCTTTTGTGTCCAGCATCAGAGGTGACTGAAGTTGGGTGTGTTTTGACCCAATTTTTTGACAGCCTTGCGCCAAGTGTATTCATTATCACTTATGAAAAACACATTCCTTTTGTGGGCTTTCCACATTGTCAAGAATTGTTTCCAGTTTTGAGAATCATCCACGATGTCACTGTCACTAAAGATCATAATATTGAATCCTTCCGCAGCAGCAGCACTGAGCTGACTTGCCATGGAACCGCTAAACAGCGTGGCACCAGTGCCATGCTGTTGCAGCACATTGTTCCATCCTTTTATTTGTTTGTTTTTGTCCACAGGTTGACTCAATTGACTTAGGTTGGCGATAGGAGCGTAATAATTTTGCCCTTGATTTACAACAAAGTTTTCATGATCTCCAGCGAAAAACATAACACCAAAAGGATAATCCACTTTGCCCAATTGTTTCAACAATGTTTCTGCTTCTTTCAAAGCTTGTGGCACAGCAGCCCACATGCTGCCTGAAGTGTCAAAAACAAACAACACTTTGTTAACAGGAACAGGACGCTTGACTTCACCGGGTTTGATTGCTGCCGCGCCCAGTTTGGCTGCTATGGGTGCGCCAGTAATGTTTCTTCGGCTGGGTTTGGTATAACTGGTGTCAATAGCCAATTGGCTGCTGGAAACCATTTTCCTAATCAAAGCTTTCCAGTTCATTTTAGGAGTAATATCTTCCACACGTTTTTTGGCAGTGCCTAATGTCAAGTCACCACTGGCTCTAGATCCAGATGTACTCTGTTGTTCAGGTGAAGGAGGAGGCGGCGAATCCCGTTCTTCACGATTTTCCAATTTGTCTTTCAACTTCTCGTGAATTTCATCAGGAGTTGGTCCATAGACTTTTTTAGGTTTTTTACCTGCCTTTTCGCCTGGCTTTTTTTCTTTTTCTTCGCTAGGAGGCGATGGCGGTGGTGGAGGTGGAGGTGGTTCGCCTTCCATTTGAGTTTGTGGTGGAGGCGGAGTATCAGAGGGAGGAGCAGGAGGTGTAGGCGGTTGCGAACCTGGGTCCTTATAAGGTTGCATCCAAGTTACGTCATCAGATTTCCAACGCCCTTCCATCAAGACTCGTTTTTGGCGGCTTTCCGTTAAATTGCCTCGAGCTACACCAGTTCCTTTGGGGTAGTTCAATTTTTGTGTGGCTTGGTCAGGTGTCAAGATTTGTGTGTCAAAAGAACCATCAGGATCAATTTTTGTGACTTCACCATAGGATCCATCTGGTAAGCGTACAACGTCTCCCACACTGGCTTTGTAAGGCACTTTGATTACAGGTGCATCAGGACCTTTGGGTTGGGGTGGCAGTTTGTTGGGTTCTTCATCAATTTCTGCCATACCTTCCCAAGTTTTTCTCAAATGGGGTGGCAGCTTTTTCAACTCATCGTGAACCAATTGGGCCATTTCGCTATAGCTGCTTTGCCGGTCACTATTGATGTGATCGCTGAACAAGCCTATTGGCAACTGTTGGTAATTGTTTTTGACTAAGTCGTAATTGCTACGGAAATCGCTTGCCCAGTTGTGTATTTTGTGACTGAACTCTGGCATTTGTTTGCCATAATTGAAGTCACCCCAGGCAAAGTGCATGTATTCGTGCATAATGAGAAACTCCACATACACATATGCATCTGGAATAGATCCGCCATTGCTTTGATATTTCTTGCCTTCGCCTTGGGCACCTTCAATTACAGCCCAGTCCATGAGATTTTGCATGAAATGAGTATTGAAAACAAAGTCTCCACGTTCTGTAGCACAGGCAGTTTTCACACCATTGAACTTTTTGAACTCTGGCAGATCGCTAGGAATCAAAATGGGATGAACTTTCCAGATTCTGCGAATTGGGTCAGCAGGTTGTTTCAAAGGGCGGAACATAGGATGCTCTTGCTGAACCATTTGAGCCAGTTTCAAAAACGTTGTGGGATCAAACTGAACCAATTGTGGATTTGGACGATTGGTATTGTGCCGTACTGACGAAACTAGATCAAACACCGCATTCTCAGCAGCATTGTGTGCAATTGTTTCATACAATATAGGACTATATTTTTTGATCTCTTCAATTTCTGCCATTTTTTTCTTAACATCACGAATGATAATTGCCACAGGTACACCTGTGACTTCACTTGCATGTTGAATTACTTCTTGAATATGAGGATCTTGTAGAGAACTCTTTTTGAAGGGCGTTTCGCCCATTTCGCGTGCACGCATAGTCCAAGCCTCAGTAACCCTTGTTCTGGCGGTTACTGAGGTCTTGGTATCCAAAGCCAAAAGTGTTTTGGCTAAATTGCTCTTGACAGAAAATGCCATTGTTGGTCCTATCTTTGATTATGTTCCTGCTGGTTTTCTGAAACTTCTTACTTTGGCTGCAATCTTGCGTTGATAATCCATCAACGTGTTTTGATACCCCTCTACAGCAGCCAAGGCAGCTTTTGATGCAGCCTGATCAGTTTTGGCAAGATCTTTAGCCTCTTCTTCCATTCTCTCAATATCAGCAATGAACACGCTGCTCCAGAACTTTCTCAACGCAGCTTCCATACTTTGTCCAATTTGGCTACTGAGCTTGTGAACATTCATTGCCATGATAATTTCATCAACAATGAAGTTCACTTTGTCGATCAAATCTTGGCTTATTTGAACTACACCATCTTGCATGACTTTTTTGTTATGCGTTTTGCTGACCAACAGATCAAACTTGTTGGCCTCTTGTGCAGCAACGTTTGTTAACCAAGCTAGGAACTCATTGGTGAAGTCAGCTGGGCTGAATTGTGTGTCAACCCAATTCATAAATGCCACATTGTCTTTCAAATGCTTGCTGGGATTACGAACTGCGCTGTCAAAAATACTTTCAAGTGAGGCACCAGTTGTTTCCGCAGTTGTGAGCTTTTCTTTTTGTTCTTGTAACCATAGATCCAGTTGATCCACAAACATTTCTCTATCAACTTCGTTTTTGAAGAGAACATTGTCCATAGTCATCATAATCTTTTTGCTGGCCATTTTCAACACTGCATCAACGTAGCTATCACTGTCAAATTCGCCGTCTGGTCTCACAAATTGCTCTTTTTTCTCAACCACTCTATCCAAACCGCGTTGAAGTGCCAACAGCATGTCTGAATACTCTCTGCCACTGATATACACATCGTCATCGCCCACTTGAATATAAAATTGGCGGCTGTCAGAATGGATGTTACGGCTGGGGTCAGGCACGTCCAGTTTGAATTTATCTGCAAAGTTGTGAACCAACATACGAGCTATTTCACTAGCCTCTTCACTCAAATCAGCCCGCATCAAAGCCTCGCTATCATGGAAATCCTTTTGCGAACTCCATCGAGGCGCGGCAGCAATATAGTCGGTTGCGTCTTTCATATGGCCAGTTAGTGGTTGTGTTTTGATATCAGTGGGATTCATAGCAGCCACAACAATTATATTGTAAGGCAGCTTGACATCATCAGTGAAACTTTTGTTCAAAATCACTCTGCGCAATGTGTTATAAGTGGCTGCTTCTTCAGGACGATTGAATTCATCAAAGAACAAGAGATACTGCTTGGATTTTTCAAGCCATTCTTGTTTCCTGGCTTCAGAGATTTTGGATGAGTTAAGAAAAGCTTCTTTCTTCTTCTCCATCTCATCCATAATCTTCTTATACAATGGAGGATCAGCAAACTTCACATCATATCTGCCGTCCTTTTCTTGAGGCAATGGAATACCTGTTACATCTTCAGGACGCAATCCACTGCAAGAAACACGAATAAGGCGCAAGTTCAACTTGTCAGCAATGGACGCCATTTCTGCGGTTTTACCAATGCCAGGTTGTCCAGCAACAATAGGAACATAGGCTCTAGCATCGCCCATTTTTTGAGCCATTTCAACCTGATGCATCAGGGTATCACGCCAAAGAGTTGGACTGTTGGGGCTTACTGATGCCAGTTCACTACCACTTGTATCTCTGATAATATCTCGGACTATGGCATCAACCTTGCTGTATAGCTTGCTGGTGTTTTCAATGTCCTGGAAATTGGCTTTGATATTGGCCAAAAGAGCAGCAGCATCTTCTGTTGTTTTGACTGGCACTGCTGCATTTACATAACTGATAATCTGTTCCCAGCGACGAGGACTTGTTCTGATTTCATTCTCAACATCATCAAAACTGATGTGCTCATCTTTTATGGCTTTGTAAAAAGCTGTTGCTACCTCTGGCTTGAGATGCACACCATCTTTTTCAAATTTGGCAGTCAAATAATGAAAGAAATCACTTTTGTTGGGCGGGGTGAAATGAATTTGTTGAAACTGATAATTCAAAGGCATTTTTTCAACAGTGCCACCCACATCTTGTAGGTTGCTGGCATACAAACTATACACGTTTGACGGCAAAGGATCTTGACCCACTCGTTTGTCAATCACCAATTCACGCAAAATGTTGCGCACACCGCCAGTTACTTGGCGCATGAACTCATCAAGGAACAGGATACTTTTGTATTTGCTACGAACCTCACTGACTCTGCGAGGAATACTTGTGTTGGTGCCACCTAATGCTTGCCAAATGGCCTTGGTGTTGTTGCTGGCATTGGTGTTGATATGATTCAACAGTTCTTGGTCACTGACTGGCTTTTGGGCTTGTAACAGGGAAACCAAGTGACTTTTACCATAAACCACGTCCCAGTCTTTTGTGCTGATCTGTTCACTACCGGCTTTTTTGGCTTTGGTAAGGGGATTGTAGACCATAAAAGGAATGTTAACAAGATGCTCTTCAGTAATGTGCGGAGCTTCCACAACCACTGCATTCATACCCACTAATTCAGCCAACTGTGCAACAAAGGTGGTTTTGCCAATACCAGTTGGTCCCACAAGGATAACACCTGAAATGTGATCCAGCATGTTGTCCAACACGTCTTCAATCATTTCTGTTCGAGAATTCAGTGTAGCACTGCTGACAGATATTTTGGCTGGTGCTGGTTTTGCGCCACTGCCGGGAGAGACAGCTTCCAATAATGCGTTTTGTAATACTCTAGTAATCTTTGATTTCATTATCAATCCCATTTCAATATACGAGCCCACAAGTCTGGATCAGTGTCTCTAATCAGTTCCAATTCACTACCTGGCTTCACTGAGTGACCAGGAGGCAACACACCTGTCATAGGCTGAGAGGTATTGTGTGTTACCTCTCGCATTTGGTGAGGGATTTTGAATTTTAACTTTTTCTCAACCAATGATGGTGGACTGGCAACAACGGATTGCGTGGTCTTTTTTTGAGGTTTTTATGGCTTTTTGGCAAATTCGTTGGCTTGCATAAGGATTTCCTCGTGAATTTCAAAGGTATTTATTGTAGTGCACGGTTTATGATTTGTTGCGAGGCAAAGATTTCAAAAGAGCTTGAGTCTCTTTTTTGTAATTGTCGCGAATCTTTTTGGGATCTTTGAGCAACTGTTGCAGTGCATCAATTTCAAGGGTCAAGCGTGCAATGTCTTCAATAATCTTCTCAACACTGTCCTTGGACCATCGATAGCTGGGAAGGCCTACAATTCGATCCAGTTGGTCTTCGTCTAGGCAAACGCCTTTGACCAGTTTTTCAACTCTAGCTTGCACTTCAGCACGATTTTGGGCCAAGGGCAAGAATTTGGGCAAGCCACCCTCAACACAGAGTTTGATAGCTTTGGCAAAGTTCAGTTCTCGTGTGAGATCAGCAATTTGTTTTTCATAACGCTTGGCATACCAACTTAGTCTCCACTCCACAAATGCTTGCACTAGCGACTCAGGATTGGGATATTGGCGGATGCTGGCGCCGTTGAAGTCTAGAACAACCAATCGCTGTGTTGTCTTGCTTTTGAGTTTCAAAAATCCAATGAACTTGTCTTCATCCCAGCCTTCAATCGAACCTCTTTTGAATCTGATTTCTACGTCAATTGTTTTGGTGCTGCGGTCAATGTAGGTGGTGATGCTGCCGTCATCTTCCATTTGATTTAGTCGAGCTTTGAACTTTTCAAGGCTGAGATCAGGCGGCAACTCAGTTACCCGTAACACTGTGCTGCCTTCAATCTTGACCTTTCCGGTGAACTCATAGCTGTTATTGCCAAGAGAATTGACACCTACATTGAGATAATCAAAGCTGGGCAGTAGTGCGGGCAATGGTTTTTTGTCAATAGCAGCCACAGTTGCAGCCACTAGGTTTTCCAAGCTGTGGGGCAAGATCTCTGTACTCCAGCCCACAGCAATACCGCTCACACCATTTAGCAGCACCAATGGCACAAGTGGCAGAAAGTTCACTGGTTCCAGAGTGCTGCCATCATAATTGGGCTTCAATGGCACAATGTCAAGGTCAGTGTAGAGCAATGCGTCAGCAGCCCGACCACGTTTTACATAAGTGTATCGAGGTGCACCCCAACTGTCTGGACCAACTCGAGTGCCAAATGCACCAATGCCATCAAACAATGGAACATTGTTCAGATACGGTGCTGCCAGTCTACTGATGGTTTCAGCAGCACTAACGTCTCCGTGAAGAAACAGCCCTTCTTGAATCGCAGAACCGGCAAGGCTGATGGTCTTAACCTTCTCACTTTTGCTTCTCATCAACCACAGCATCTTACGTTGTCCATCCTTCAAACCATCACAAATGCTGGGAATAGCCCGGTTTTGGGCAGTGTAGATGGCATATTCTTTGGAGCTTGTGTTGATGAAGGCGCTTGTTTGCCCGCCAATGTCCACAATGTCTGGTGTCACAGGTGTAGTTGATGTTCCTGCTCGAGACTTCTTCATGTTAAATTTCCATCCATTGTTTTCTGAGATCAGCTTTTGTGTGATTGAACAAGAGGTCAAGAGTCCCGTCAAGTTTGCCATCATCAGTCAAAGGCACAAGCCTGGGCTTCAACAAACTGTTGCGCCAATCAACTTCTTCCAAACTGCCCAGGCCCTTTGCCCTAGTGGGCTTGGGACAACCTTCCCAGTCACGTCCATTGTAATTGGTGTGGTCATCACTGTACCAATAATGCCGGTTCTTTTTCTTGTCCTCTTGAATAATGAATGGTGTTGAGAACACAAGGAAAAATGGTTGTTGCTGAGGATCAAACAATTCTGACCAGTGCAGATAAAAGAAGTTAACCAAAAGAGCCATAATGTTAGCGCCATCTGTGTCACTGTCACAAGTGATCCACACTTGTCCATACCTCAAGTTGTCACGAACACATTTTTGTCCCAGTGTTAGCCCAATGCTGCTCATGATGTCTTGTAGCACACTGTTGTCCAACACTGTTTTGTTGCTCTCACCTCTCACATTTAGGATCTTGCCCCGCAAAGGCAGGCCACCATGCACATCTGGATCACGCACCGCTGCCACACTGCTAACTGCCGAATCACCTTCTGTAATCAACAAGATGCATTTGGTTCGATCTTTTCCTGTGGCATCCATTAGCTTGGGCACTTTGGTGCGCAGCACTTTTCGTGCCAGCTTGGCTGTTTCAGCATCATCTTTTTTCTGAGTACGAGCTGCACAACGGGCATAGATTTGATCAATCCATTCTTTGTGATCCTTTTGAATCCTCTTGTACAGCTTGTCGTCATCCAAGGCTGTGCGAATGTATGACTCCACGTCCTCATTGATTAGTCTTGTTTTGTTTTGGCTATCAAAGTTAGGAGCGTGCATCTGCGTAATATTGTAGACCAAGATGCCTTCTTGAATGTCACTTCTGTTGGGTGTGAGTGCCCGCCTACGACTTTCTTTCTCTAAGCTTTTGAGAAGATTGGAGAAAAATACACGTTTGAACACATCTATGTGGTGCCCACCGTTGAACGCAGGAATATCATTTACTGTGCTGTGAACAAACTCACCCTCAGTTTGAAAATTTGGCACAAGGAAAAATGTGCTGAGAAAATTGTCTGCTTCCGAGGTGATTTTGATGAAGTTGGAATCTGAGAAAAATGTTTTCTCCACAGTGTTTTTGACAACCACTTTTTCACCATTGAATGTGAATTTAACAGTGGGATGATTGGCTGCCACCTCATACACTCGAGATTGAACAAAACTTGTGGGCAGGATGCGATGTTTGAACACACCCTTGCTGAGAGTGAAAGTCAACTCTGTGCCAGACTTGGCTGCGCTTTTGATGATTTTGGGATCACTTACTTGTAAGTCTTTGAACACAGCATTGGGTTCGGAAAATGTTTGTGTAAACTTGCTGCCGTCCCGATACACGGTTACTGTACTGGTTTCACAGCAATGGATTGTAGCCGAGCTGCCAATACCATTTGTGCCTCGGACTTCCCCACGTTCGCCAAAATTACGTCCAGCACGTGGATACACCAGCACCATAGTGGCTTTGTGCATGTTTTCACTTTCATCCCAGTCAATGGGAATACCACGCCCATCATCTTTCACACTGAAGCTGCCTGCTGTTTCATCGTAAGAAACGTCAATACGGGATCCAGAGCTGTGACCAATTACCTCATCTAGAGCATTATCAAATATCTCGCGAAAAGCGCAATACATGGCTGGTGTCCATGTGACTTCTTGTGCTTCCAGTTTTTTGCCAGTCCAGTTGATGACAGTTTGTGTATGCGGGCTTCTGCTGCCCAAATACATTTCAGTGCGTAATCTGATATGGTCCCCGTCGCTTAGCTTCCTGATATCGTTGTTGCTCATGTTCTCTGTACTCAAAAATTGTAGTGTGATTATATGTAGTGTTTTTGTTGGGTCAAAACAAAAGGGCAGGAATATTATTCCTGCCCTTTTTAAATCTCAAATTGTTGATACTGTTATTCTCGATCACCAATCAAGTTGAGGAGCAGCTGAAAGATGTTGATGAAGTTCAAGTAGAGACTTAGTGCCCCATACAAACTGCTTTTGGCAGGACTGTCAAATCCAAACACTTCACCATTGCTGTAGTAATCATTCTTCAAGTTTTGTGTGTCGTAAGCCGTGAGCCCCACAAACACAATAACGCCAATAATGCTCACAACAAAGGTCAAGATTGAACTGGCTAGCCAAATGTTTACAACACTGGCTATCAATACTCCAATCAGGCCCACCATCAAGAAAGTACCCATGCTTGTGAGGTCACGGGAGGTAGCATAACCATACACGCTGGCAGCACCAAAAGTGGCACTGGTAATGAAAAACACAGTGGCAATACTAGTGCCAGTGAACTTGAGGAAAATTGTGCTCATGCTCAATCCCATGCTGACAGAAAATAGCCAAAACAGGAGATTGGCTGTGCTGTAGCTGAGTCGTTCAATACCAAAACTCAACACCAACACAAATGCCAAGGGCAAGAGCATAAGGCCAATGCCTGTCCATCCTGTCATGAGAGCGGCAAAAAATTTAGATACCAGCCAAGCTGTAGCTCCTGTTACAACCAAGGCGGCTGTCATTCGATTGTAGATGCCCAGCATGAACGTTCGAAGTCCGGCGTCATAACTGGAGTCGGCAGCAAGTGTGTTCATTGTAATTCCTTTTAAAAGTGCAACCGCTTCTGTTCCAAGGAGGGTTGCCCTCCCGCTGAGACTATGCGGCTATTAGACCGGTAGACTCAAATGCAACGTTGTTGTCGTTAGCATTTTTACGTTTAGAACTGTTCCCATCTCTGGGCGGCCATATCTCACCGAATGCCTCCTTCAACCCTTACTGCCTGCAATCGATCCTATTTCATCCCCGTTTGGTGGAGATGCGGAAGCACTGCCCTCCCGGTCTTGCATAGCCTATTTGATTGCTATCAACAGCATCACTTCCTAGTATATCAGGTATTCTTCAGTTGTCAACCATTAGGTTGGTGGTGTGCCAAATTGTGCCACGGGTGACCCCTGTTGTGCTGCGGCAAGACAGGGATTCACTCCGGAAACACTGCGACTGAAGCCAGATGCAAATCCAGATGTTAATGCTGTTGTGATATTTTGTGTTTCGCGAGCTACTGCTCCTGTAACTTGGCTTATACCAGCGCCAATGGTGCCTAGCAAGCTGCTGACCCCACTTATGGCGCCAGTGAGTACTCCCACAGCACTCCTTACAACTCCAGCAGCAGCTTGTACAACAGCAGAAATGCCACCCACAACTGCCCCAATCAAGCCAGAAATGGCAGAGGTTATAGCCCCAATTATGCGTGCAGGGATACTTACAAGAGCTCCTACAAATTGGCCTATAGCACTAGTAATAGATCCCAATGTGTCGTTGTATCGGCCTTGTATGGTTCCTATGTAATCACCAACAGTAGCACACCTACTGGGATCTTGTGCTCTACCTGGTTGAAAAAAGTCATTTATTGCCCGAAATATTCGCGTACCGTCATCCACAATCCTGTCTCTATGACTTGCCAACAGTGTGCCAAAGCCGCCTATTTGGCCAACAGCTTGCAATGGTCCCAAGCTCTGTTGCACTGCCCTCTGAGCGTCAGGATCATTGGCTGCGGCTGCTTGTGCAGCTTGTATAGCATCATTTATAGCTACTACTTGAGGTTGATTAGCATCTTCGTTAATCTGTCTAACCAATCGATCATAGGCCGGATTGACTCGAGGTGGTGGTAGATCCTCAATTTGTATACTCGCTATTTCATTAGGGGTTGCTATGACATTGAAGGCCACATACCCGCCGTCTCGCTCACCAGCCATATTTGATGTTCTCCTTTTTGATTATTTAAAGGAGAAATCAGGGAGGTTATTGTGGAGATATGCTGCCAGCTTTGACTTTTGCCTCTAGATCGGTATAACCGCCAATATGCACGCTGTCGATCCAAATTTGAGGCACAGTTTTGGCACTTGGTAACTTGTGCAACAGCTCAGCCTTGGTAACATATTGTTGGTTTGATGCAGCAGGTGCTTCATCGTATCCAGGGCTGATGATAAATTCCTTGTAGGGAATATTCAAACTCTTGAGTAGGTCTTTGGCCCGGTCACAATAGGGGCAAAAATGTTTGCTCCAAATCTCTGCTTGCATCATAGGTTTCCTTTGGTATTTCTTGTAATATACCTGATCACCCAACGTCGTGTCAAAACGTTGGGTGTCTGATTATAGAGTCATCCCGGAGAATGTCTTGTCTGTTACGTCCATCTTTGCATCTCCAATACGATAGCTTGACAGCTCAACTTCTTGTGGGCTCACTTGAACTTCTTTTCCGCTGATCCACTTTTGTGTCCACGGCAATGGATTGGGGCGCCGCCCAAAAGTGCTGGGAATACCAATGCTTTCCATACGAGTTCCTGCTATGTATTCAACATAGTCCTTCAAAAGTGGTGCATTTAAACCAATCATGCTGCCGTCTTTGAACAAGTAGTCTGCCCATGCAATTTCCTGTGCCACTGCTGACTCAAATAGCTGTTGGCACTCTAGGGCCATTTCATCACGAATATCAGCAAACTCTGGATCGTCTTTTGGCAACAGTTTGATGAGAGTTTGTGTGCTGCCTAGATGTAGGTTTTCATCACGGCAAATCAGCTTGATGATTTTAGCATTGCCTTCCATCTTTTTAAGTTCGGCAAATGCAAAACTGCAAGCAAATGAAACATAAAAACGCACACCTTCTAGTGCATTCACACTGTTCAGTGCCATCCAAATGCGCTTTTTCAGTTCTCGCTTGCTGATTGTGATTGTTTGCCCATTTACAATATGCACTCCTTCACCCAGCACATGGTATTGCATAGTGTAGTTGATGAGATTGTCATAGTGCTGAGTAATATCTCGTGCACAATCTGCAATCTCCTGAATGTTCATCAGCTCATCAAGAACCTTGCTGGGATCACTGTAGATGTTGCGGATGATGTGCGTGTAGCTTTTACTGTGGATAGTCTCACTGAATGCCCAAGTTTGGATCCAAATTTCCAGTTCAGGCAGACTGCAAAGGGGCAGGAATGCTGTGTTGGGTGCTCGTCCCTGTACGCTGTCAAGCACAATTTGTCGTTTTAAATTTGCTGTGAAGATATGCTGCTCATGTGCAGTTAGCTTTCGAAAGTCGTTAGCATCCTTGTTAAGCTCGATCTCCTGGGGACGCCAAAAAAAGCTGAGTTGTTCTTCAGTCAAACGATCAAATACTCTGTATTTCATGCGATCATACCGCGCTACTGTAGTAGTACCGCTGTCATCCAAGAATGCAAGGGATTTCACATGATCTTTGTTGTTAGTGCTGCTGTCTAGTGTATGGTATGCCACGGTGTTCTTCTCTCAGTTTTTGACTATTATGTGCTAGGGGATACGTATAGCAAGAGCATGCACCTTAGATGGTGCACGCCTCACAAGCTTCTTCTTCTTGATCTGCGTTGTCTGCTATCATTTGATCGCTGTCTACTTCTTGTTGGCCATCTAGTGTGTTAAAGTAGTAACCAGTTCGAATACCCAATTTATACATGAGAATCTGATGACGAAGCAGTTCACTCATAGGCAGTTGACGCTCAGGATAAAAGTTGGGGTTGTAGCTGGTGTTTAGACTGACACTTTGATCAATCCACTTGTTAATAATAGCACAAATTTTGATGTAGCCTTCTGGACTTTTCTGATCCCACAAGAGTTCGTAGCGATTTTTTAGGCGCCGAGACTCCGGGACCACTTGCTTCACCACAAAATCCTTGTTTTGTTTAATGCTGATCAAGTCTCGAGGAGGTTCAATACCATTGGTGGCGTTGCTGATTAGGCTGCTGGCCTCGCTGGGCATGCAGGCCATCAGTGTGGCATTGCGGATGCCATACTGTTGCAGGTCTTCACGCAGCTTGCTCCAAGGAAACCGCTCTTGATGTGGCACCAATTGGTCTACGTCTGCTTTGCGTGTTTCGTGTGGGAACACGCCATCACTGTATTTGAGATCGGCAAAACCAGGGCATGCTCCCCTTTCTTTGGCCAAGTCAACACTGGCCCGAATCATATAGTAGCTCCATGCCTCGCAATATTCATCAATGGCAGAAAGAGCACTGTCATCGCTGTAGCGCAATCCCATTCGGGCCAACCAATAGGCCAAGTTGATGATGCCTACGCCCAAGTTGCGATACTGGCGGCAGTTGTTTTCGGCACCACGCACTGGATACAGCTGGTAGTCAAGAAGCGCATCTAGAGCTCGCACAGCCAAGCGGCACGGGCGTTCAAAATCCTTGGGTTCGCGGATACGTCCCCAGTTGATAGCACTGAGTGTGCAGAGGCTGATGCTGGGATCTTCGCTGTGAATATCCTGGAGAGGTGTGGTGGTCTGAAGTATTTCTAGGCAAAGATTGGATTGTCTAACTGGGGCAACCTCTGGTTTGTAAGGACCATGCGAGTTCACGTGGTCTACGTTCATGAAGTAGATCCGGCCTGTGTTCTTCCGCTCATTCATGAACTGTGTAAAGAGGTCAATAGCCTTGATAGTTTTCTTCCGGATTGTGGGATCCTGCTCATACTGCTCGTACAATATTTTGAACTGATCTTGATCAGCAAAGAACGCTTCATACAGCCCAGGTACATCGCTGGGACTGAACAGTGTGAGATCGCCACCTTGAATCAATCGTTCGTAGGCCAGCTTGTTGAACTGAACACAATAGTCCAAATGACGAGCGCGATTTTTATCTGTACCTTTGTTGTTTTTCAGCACCACCATGTCCTCAAACTCAAAGTGCCAAAACTGGAAAAACACTGTAGCTGCCCCCCCTCTCACACCACCTTGACTACAACTGCGCACAGCTGACTCAAGATGTTTCACAAATGGCACTATTCCTGTATGAAATGCACGGCCGCCACGTACCGGGCTACCAACACCTCGCACACGACCAATGTTAACACCGATTCCAGCCTTTTGGCTTATGTAACGGGTGATAGCATGTGGTACGGCACCTAAGACGCTGTCAATGGTGTCATCAGCTTCAATCAAAACACAAGACGAGAATTGCTTGTCAGGAGTTCGCACACCAGCCATAATAGGCGTGGGCAAGCTGATGTCGTGCTGACTGATGGCATCGTAGTATTCTTTTACATACTTCATCCTTGCGTTAGCTGGGTAGCTGTGAAACAACGTAGCTGCAATCAGCATCAAAGACATTTGTGGAGTTTCGAAGATTTGCCCGGTGACACGGTTCTTCACCAAATACTTTCCCCGCCACTGTTCCATTGCAGCAAATGTGAGATCAAAATCACGCTCATGGTCAATGTAAGTATCCAAAACTTGGAATTCATCTGGGGTGTACCATTGTAGTAATTCATCAGTATAAAATCCCAGATTCACTACTTTTCGAACATGTTCCAGTAATAGCGGTGTTTCAAAATTCCCATATGCTTCTTTTCTGATATGATGATTTACCAATCGTGCAGCAACAAATTGATAGTTAGGAGTCTCCAATTCAATGAGATCAGCTGCTGCTTTGATTAGCGTCTCCTGAATATCTACAGTTTTCATTCCTGCATAAAACTGCAATTGACTCCGAATTTCCACCTCGCTGGCACTTACTCCACTGAGCCCCTCTGTGGCCCACATCACTTGTCGATGGATCTTATCAATATCAAGAGGTTCTTTGTGACCATCCCTTTTAACGACAAAAATGCTGTCGGACCTTACGCTCATGGCATACCTTTCCAGTCTATTTCAAATTGTTTGCAAGATTATAAATGCTATTGTAAATGGCATCGTGGGCTATTTAAATCCATGACCACTGCCCAAACCCTATAAATTACTATTTTTTTTCAGGACTAAATTGGCTTTGCCAATTGCGGCCATCAAATGCCCATCGAGAATGCACTTGGCAACTGCTGATTACAGAGGCAGGTAACTGGTCTAGCCAACCATAATTCAAGACCTGTCCATGTGTTTTGGCAACAATTTTTTGAACATGGTTCACTCGATCAGTTATCAATAACAGTGACAAGTCCTGAAAATGTTCAGGACTGCTCAAGATCAATGTGTAGGCTACACCAAGAGTCAAAGCGCCTTCACAAAATCGGTTGTTGTGTAGCAATTCCCATGGTGAGGGCCATTTTTGAGCATTGTCCCAGTCTATCAAAGGATTCTCGATAGGAGCTTGTTTCCAAAAAGTCAGAGCCATGTTTATTTTGGAAACTGGATCAGACTGCTGAGATACCTGTTCTCTGAGAAGTTTCCAAGATAAACGCCTACTATTGGGATCAAGAAGAAATGGATTCATTGCTGATCAAAGAAGGCATTGGGTGTTTGTCATAATACATCATCAGCCGGTCTAACCAAAGTTTTTCATACTCTTCCAGTTGATGTGGCTCCAAAACAAATTCTTGATATGAAAGATCTCGGCTAACCATGAAAATTACACCCTGTTGGATATTGGTACCAAAGGTTTGATTGTGGGCCATAATGTAGGCAGTAAGTTGCAGAAAGTAGTCTTGCACATGGTCAAGTTTTTTGGGCTTGTTGGTGGTTTTGAAATCCATTATAGCTTCCTGCCCTTTGTAGACACCTACCAAATCTGTAGTCCCAGCCCAAAGCTGTTCATACCGTAGAGGTACTTCAATACCCCAAACTTCTGATACGTTTGACAGTCCTTGATCAATAATCACATCTGCCATCTGTTTGGCCATAACTCGACCAACATTTGTGCCACCTGGACGCTCTTCCTGTTTGATCCAACACTCAAGATGACTATGCATCATACTGCCCAACCCAGTACTCTCTTTTGTGATTTGGTCAGCCGCAGCATCGCCTATTCGTTTCCGCCACTCCAGCAAATGAGTCATATCCTTGCTTTTGCTTAAGATTGTTGTTACTGAAGGCACTTTGTGGCCATCTGGGGTTAGATAGTGTCTCGTTCCATTATCTTCACTTCTCTTACTGAGACCATAATCAAAAAGGGATGCAACTGGGATCATAACTGTGACTTTATACGATGCAATGCTCTATTGCAATGTCCTGCTGTATTTCTGTTCCAATTGAACTTTCTTCAGTAAGTTAAGATCTTGAAAGCTACCAAAACTATGAAACACACTGCTAGCTAAAATTTGTTCTCTGCTTATTTGTAATCTTAACCAATTGTGATTTATGAATATTTTCTCTTGATCTTTTAAGAAATAACTGTTGGGCTGTACTTCAATACTGCTAGTAGGCGTTACAGCTACAAAAATTGTAGAGCCTTGATATTGCCAAATTTCTTTCGAGATAGTGGATATTGGAACAGATGACTGGGACATTTTGTCAGCCAAAAGCTCTGCGGTATGTTGGCTTTTGTCTTTCTGACCAAACTCAGCAATGAACATCATGGCCTTCTTTACATCTGGCTTGACGTTCATTTTTTGGATGTCATGCGGACAAAGAGTTTCAGCATCTTTCAACAGTTGCTGAATCTGAGGGTCCTTGCTCTTTTTCAAGAAAAAGTAAGGATTACGGTCGCTTCTCATCAGTTACCACTTAACGTTCCAGCTAATTGTATCACCTGTTGACGTGTTAGTGTATCTATTGATAGTGTACCCCAAATCTGTGAAGTATTTGATAACAGCGTTCATTTGATCTGCCATAGGACGCACTAGTAATTCACTACTGGGACTTTGATTTTTCCATACTTTGTAATAGTCTCGGCTGGCTTCATATTGTATTAAACTAAAATTGCCAGTGCCGCTTCCTAGAGAGGCAACAGCCACAGCAAGGATACCTGTGGAGATATCCGGTGCACTTATGGTTACAGATGGTATAGTCTGATACTCATCTCCACTTTCCAAGACTTGAATCAGCTCAATGCTAAAACTTCTATTTGTGTTGCTGGTGGGGGCCACAGGAGTGCCTATTTGGCCGGCACCAAAACCCAAAAGTAATAAAGGGTCACTAACATAATTGGTGCCACCATTTATAATATCTACACTCAAAATACCTGTAGGTGTCATGCGTGCTACTGCTGTTGCAGCTCCTGCAACTATTACTGAAGGCACATGTGTATATCCAGTGCCATTGGCAATTACACTTATGCTCTGTAATGTAGTGGGTATAATATTAGCGGTTCCCACAGCATTACCTGCAATTGTTACGCTAGGTGCACTTGTATATCCAGACCCAGGATCAATTACTGTAATGGTGTCAATAACATCACCAATAAGATCAGCAATTGCCAATGCCCCTGTGCCACCGCCACCGCTTATAGTGACTTCCGGCGCTGTCACGTAACCTGAACCTGGATCGTCCACAGTAATGGTGTTTACCCCAGTTGGTGTCAACTGTGCCTGCGCTGTTGCACCACTTCCGCCACTTATGGTTGCTATAGGAACACTAGTGTAGTTGGCACCATTGTCTGTAATTATTATTTGGGAAACTGCACCCACAGAGATTGTGGCATATCCGGCTGCGCCGGCACCACCACCGCTTGTGAACACAACTAAGGGGCTAGTAATATAACCACTTCCACCACTAGCTAACGTTACTGATTTCACGCCCATAGTCAATGTCCAGCTTGCACCTATACCATTGCCACCCACAAAATTGTTACTTTGTAATTGTGGCAAGGCTGTGTATATGCCTGGGTTGACTATATTCCACGTTAAAATTCTTCCTTGGCTGTCAGTAGTGAGCACTTGTATTTGTGTGCTTGCCAATCCAATCCCGCCACTTGCTAGGAGTTGATCTCCTTGCGTATAGCCAACACCTGCATTTACTAGGAAAGCACCCACAGTCAACATGCTTATGCTGAACACTGTGGCACCACTACCAAGAGCCTGTATAGACACATTTGGAACGCTCGTATATGTTGCACCACCATTGTTGGTTATGGCAACTGTAGCAACAGTTGTTGGTACCAATCTTACAGATGCAGTGGCTCCGCTACCAGCAAGGGCTTGTACAGTGGGTTGGCCAGTAAACCCAGCTCCTGGATTTGTTATTACAACATTTACTACAGCGCCGCCAGAAATTAGAGTCGTAGCTGTGGCATTTGTTCCACCACCTCCGCCTATTGATACCAAGGGAGGATTCACATACTGTATGCCTCCGTTGGAAATGCTGATGCTAGATATGCCCATGCTGAGTGTGAATTGGCAACCAGAGCCTGTGCCACTTGAGCTTGTAATAGCACCACTCAATGTTGGTAGTACACTGTAATTACCAGCGTTAGTAACGGAAATAGATGTTACTGCACCACCATTAACACCTGTTGCTTTGGCAATAAATGCTGTGCCTGTCCCGCCTATTACATAAATGAGATCATTTAAATTATAGCCACTGCCCCCAAATAAGACTGTTACACTTACAACTTTAAATGTGCAAGGACCTAGGACAGCGCCGGTGCCCACAGTGAAAAAACTGGCATTTGGAATATCAGTGTAACCAGAGCCACTTGTGAGCAAACTCACTATGGCTACAGGACCTGAAGATTGTAAGACGGCTTGTGCAGTAGCGGGAATAGTGGGTTGACCCCCAACAAAACCAATTGTGGGCGGACTCAAGTATCCACTACCAGTATTGGATACTGCAACTGTTGTTACCCCTTGACCAAAATCTATGGAAATTGGCTGACCACTAGCTGCATTGGCTTTGCTAGTTGCCAGTTTTATAGTGTCTGGGTTTATGTAAATCACGTAATAATATTTTGTAGACAACAGTGGCGGGGGTAACTCACCAGTGCTGCTCACTACCACAACATCACCGGTACGAAATGGATGCGAGGTGATTGTTAGAGTATCTGTTACTGGATCAACAGTGAAGGGGATTACAGGGTCAGGACTGCTTTCTGTTATCAAAGTATTGTCAGTAACGTCGACTTCGTAATCACCTCGCTGCACAGCAAAAAGTATTTCACGTTCAATACCTGTTATTTCACTATGAACTGCAATGTCTTTGACAATATTGTTTCTTGCTTCAACAGCAGTAATAAACCAACTAGTTGTAACCATTAGTCTTTTCTCCTCTGCAAAGCTTTTTTGGCCATTTTCTCTACAGTTTTTTGATCCTCTTGATCATCTTTGGCTTCAGGCTCTGGATCGTCTGTTTCCACGTCAAGGGAGATTTCTTTTTCGTCAACATCTTTGACAATACCTATGTTCCTAGCATTGTCTTGAATCCATTTCTTGGTAACCCAAAATCCAGAACCTTCAAGGCTTTGACGTATTTGTTTCAAACTCACACTAGGAACTTGATTGGCATGTAATGTAGTTAACAACAACGCAAGTTGCTCGCGGATGTTATCAACATTGTTGGCTTCATTTAAAAATTCATGTGCTCTCATAATCAGTATTTAACAATGAGGGACGGAGATGAAAAAAGGGAGTTTTTAAACTCCCTTTTTGCTTAGCGCTCAATACGCTTTTTCAAATACTGTTTTGCTTTGTCTATGTTGCTGGGGTCTATCAAACGATATTCCTTCAATGTGTCTTGTTGGAACTCAAGCCACATCAGGCGTTTTTCAGCACTTTCAAACAAACGATGCACTTTTTGGCCGTTGGTTTGAATACCAATTACGCCATAGGGCGTGGAACCAAGATTTTTATCCAAGCTCTGTAGTTTTGTTTGTGCTTCTGCCACTGCTGTTTTTCTGTTGGAAATAAGCTTTTGAACTTTACCTTGTAATGTTTGTGCTTCTTGGACTTTCTCTTTGATTGAGCGCATTTGTAGTCTAATGGCATCGCCTTCCAATCCATAACCTAAATTCAATGGATCTGTAATGCGACCTTCATTTAGTTTTTTGGCAAACTGAGTCTTGTGTTCCGCCAATTGTGTCTTGAGTTGATTGAACTTTTTGATAAGTGATTCCAAGAGTGCATTGACTTGAGCTAGTTGGGATTCTTCCTTCTTGCTCTTTTCTGGGTGCATACCATAATAGGCGCCCAACGCCATTTTTGTGCGCTCAGCTTTGTTCTTGCCTTTGAACTTGGGATCATCACTGTGAACAAAGTCACTTATGATTTCACCTTGACTCATTTTCTTTGTGATTTTTTCGTCAATTTTGGCATTAGATAGCTTTTCAGCAGCATCTTGTGCAGCTTTCTTTTGAGTAGGAGTCAGCATTTGTCCATTTTTCTTTTTGCCGGTAATAGCCATAGTAGCTAGTTCAGCAACACTGCCTTCATCTGCTTCCTTGATTTTGCCCCAGTTGTTTTCCTGCTTGGCACGCAAAGCAAAGTTGATTTGGTGGACCTCTTTTTGTTCTTTGGCACTGCGTTCTTCTTTGGCCATCAACTTTTTCTTGCTAGCCTTCAGTTCAGCTATTGTATAACCTTCCCACTTGCCAATGTCTTTCTTGGCAGTCTTCATCTTGGCATCCCAAGCCTCAGCTACTATTTTACTGCCGCATGATTTGCACTTCATGTGACCAGGTTTGTCCATTTCGTAGACACCTGTACCGCATTCCATGCATTTTTTGCTGGCTTCAGCCAAACCTCTTTTGCTAGCACGGCCCAAAGGCTCTTCTTTAGGACCGCTTGTTGCAGGGCTAGCAGAAAACTCTTGATCCAAGTCAATGTCTGCACCCTGCTCTTGGGAGGGTTCACTTGGCAAGGGAGCAGAAATATCCGCAGAGGTTGATGGTGTTTGGCCGCCCTGTAGGGCCATAATAGCATTATCAGTTTCGTCTTTGGCTTTGATTACCGCATCCAATACACTTTGCAGATTGGTTTTCAAAACTTCATTGAATGCATTAGCTTGTTCCTGCCCAAATTGAGCTTTCATTGTATCAACCAATGGCATAAGTGCATCTACACTCATTTTGGCAGCATCTTCCGCCATATCTTGAAGTTGGTCACTGATGTCTTTGGCAGCCAGGAGAGTTTCAGCTTGCTCTAGGTTTTGATCTTCCTTCAGCTTCTTCTTCTTTTGTTTGGCTTTATCAGCAGCACGCATTCTGCTGCCCCAAACCTCATCCTTTTCGCTTTCAATCTTTCCGTCGCCATCCCAGTCTCTGGTGGCCATTTTTTCTTTGAGGTTGCCTTTGCGCATGTAATGGTCCTTGTTGCGATATTGTTCTTCACCCTCTTTGACAGATTTCTTGCGTCGTTTTGGGGCAATTTCCAGCAGCATATATACAGCTTCAGTAATCAATGCTGCTTTGGTGTATTCAGGGTTGGTGTAATAACTGTTGAATGCACTTTGTTCAACAATTTTTTGCTTCAAAGCCTCATAGACGCTTTGCGTTTCTAATAGAGAGATTTCGTCATCTGAGGCTAATTCCCACTGATGCACATGCTTCAAAGTGTGCAATATTTGGGAGAGTTTTCTGTCTCTGTCGAAATCTAGAGAATTGACGAACATGATCCAAACTTCCAATGTTTAGATCTATTTATGGGTTCTCTTGTCAAAAATTGAAGCTTTTACCACATCCGCAGGAAATTGACGCTTGGGGTATGTCTAGGACAAATTTTTGTTCCCCCAAGCTGATTTTATAGTCTAAGGTGGCGTTGCCCAACAGTTCCAGACTTTGTGGGTCAATCAATACATGTCCAAAGTTAAGATCGTCAGGGCGAATGTCGTTGCAGATTTCAAACTTTTTTTCAAAGCCGCTGCATCCACCGCTCTCAATGAGAATCCTAAATCTTCCCCCAAGAGGGAGAATTTTGGACAGTTGTGTTTGTGCTTGGTCTGTAACAAGTATCATGGCAAGCTGTTGTAGATTTTTTTGATACGACTTTTAGCTGTCATTGCTTTATCCATTGCTGCTACTCGACGTGCTTCAAATAGACTGGTATCGTGGCCCTTGCCTTCCATCAGACTCTTTTTGGCACGGCGCTTGAATCGAATAGCATCCATTTTGTGGCTAGTATAGGCGGCTTCCGCTTCCAAAAGATCTCTGACGCTTTGGCTGTTGATATAGAGGCCGCTGTTTAGCATTTTTACCAAGCCATGTGCAGCTTCATAAAGGCCCAGTTCGTGAGCCAAAACTTCACCAGAAATCTTGTTAACAACACTGTAATGTTGTTTGTTGACCAGCCTAGTTTCATCTAGATTGATTTTGATTTCATAGCGCCCTATTTTGATACCAGCATAGGTTGTTTCAGTTACAAGAGCTTGTGCTAGCTCAGGATTGTTGTCACTTTCCAACAAGATATCTGTTGACACTTGACCTACAACATTGTTTAGCCGCGTCAACACTTGCGCCATAGCATCAACATCTGCCCTAGTAACTTGCCCAGCACCAGCCAGTTCTAGGGGAGCAGAACTGGCTGGACTGCGCGCTGAGCGAGGACTCTGTGGAGTTTTTTCTCCGTTCATAATCTGCAAGAGACGGCTCATTGCGTCTTTGTCTTCATTACTAACTGTCATACTAGATTCTCCATTGATCACTTGGGTCGTCAAAGCTATAATAGAGTTTATCATCCCGTTTAACTCGTGTCAACACTCCACGGGCTACAAGATTTTTTGCTACTACTTTTTCTCTATCCGAAAGAGAACTTTTGGCTATTGAGCCTTGATTGCCAGTTATTTTATTGATCAAAAGATTTTCTTCATTGCTGACTGGCGTTCGCCAGGCACCCAGTTCAATAATCTTCATTCTCTAGCACCTCTGGAATATTGCTGCCAGCACCTTGAGATGTTCGTATGATTTGAAGATCTTGTAAGGCAGCTTGCATAGTATCCAAACTGTTGGCTAACCTCTTGGCATTGGCACCTGCAAATTTATAGTCAGGGCTTCCGCTTGTTAAGTCAGCACTCAAATCACGGAATTGTCGTTGTATTCTCAAACGGAGGCCTTCCAGTGTTACTGTTGCGTCCACATTCAAAATTTTAACTCTCGTTTTGTCCATAGGTTGTTCAGGATCAAATTCCACAACCACGCGCATGCCCAGAGGCAACTTGTCTTCACGAATCCCATCTGAGGCTTCTGGCAATGTGTCTACACCTGCCAAAGTCAGCATCCTGGCTAAACTGGGCATTTGCGTCATGCCCATAACCTGTTCATTTAGTGGCCCACAATCAGCTCGAGGCACCATTGTCAACTTGTGATCAAGAATAATACCCACAGTGTTATTGGGACCACGAGGAACACGTACCTCAACAATTTGATCTTTGTAAATTACTTGTTCCATGAATTCTTCCTTGGCGTGATGGAGGATCGTTTGTGCTTGCGATTTTGTAACGTTTTCTGTTTTTTGATTGGAAACATGATGATACAGTCCTTGCATGGTTTTGGGATCAAGAGTAGGCCAAGTCAATTCCCAATCTTGATCGCTCAGCGATCCCACAATACTTAAAATTTGGCGTATTCTTGTACGCTGTCCTAGTTTGGAATCTTTTTCCAAGCTATGTAGTTTGTCTTGTACATCGTCTAACGTCGTTTTTTTGCTGCCCATGTTTGTGAACTGCAATAGTTGTAAGGCTTGTTTGATATTCTGTTTTTCAACACTAGCGACTAAATTTATCAGTTGATCAGCTGGAAGGTCATCAACAGCTTGTTTTACCTGTTTGGGGCTGAATCTACTGGCCTTGCTTAATATTCTTACAACGTCAGCAATGCTGTTTTCATGTAGTGGGGTCATTGCGGTCACTGCTTATAGGAAACATGGGTTTTAAAGGTTTGGAGTTAACATCTAATTTTTCCACAGGAATGTTAAGAGCACGCAATACTCCATTTTTCCTTTGAAAAACAGTTTTTGTGGCCTTGTGGGTTTCAAAAAGTTGTTGAGTATTCATCTTGTTTCTCACACAAATATCGTATATTTATACGGCGAACATTACAGACGACAAAAGGCGCATTTCTGCGCCTTTTGTACACTGTCTATACCAATAAGGTTTAGAGTTCTTCGCGAACCTTGCCGATAATGTTGCGGGCGGCGTTGCTGCCGCTAACAACAAAGCTTGTTGCAGAGATAACAGAAGTAGCTGTTGTGATCACACCGTCAATGGCATTCAGGAACTGATAGCCATTTGTGTTGCTTTCTACAGTGCTTGTGTCCAACAACCAAGCTGGGTTACGCTCAGTGGCCAGGTTGATGTAGTAACCTGTTTGTGCGCCATTGAAATCGCTACCAAAGTCCACAGCATTTACACCACTGGTCAACACTGTTGCACCAGCACCGTCAGAAATAGCAGCAGTGCTCACAGCTACGATCACAGGGTTGGCACGAGTGGCAAATGTGTTCAACAGCTTTGTGAGGTTAGCTTGCTTTGCACCAGCATCATTGTAGGCAGCGTCACTGGTGTAGGTTTGGCTTGCTCCATTGCCATCCACAATGGTGATGGTGCGGCTGGCGCTCAAAGAGGTCCAGTTACGAGCCTTCAGTGCTTGAGCCAAAGGAGCTGTGACATTGGTGGGAAAGCAGGGGATCACAGTTACCAGTTGGAAGAAATTTAGATTGCCGGTGAGGAACTCGCCACCGCGAGAACCGCCGTTTACGTTGGTTTGACCATAGGCCATAGTTTTGTCTCCTTAAGAGTGCATTATTGCAAGGGTATTTATTGTTTACGACTTTTTTTGCGCTTTTTTGGCTTGTTTGGCACATATCCAAACAAACTGGGGCGTCTCATTACAATACCAAAAGGATTGGTTACTGATGCGATAGAGCCAGCTGAGCTACTCCCGCCTGTGGCCATTTCAGTTAATGGTTTGAGCAATAATTCACTTATTTTCATTTGATCCCTCCTGCCAGTGCCTTTCCAAGGTAGTATGCGCCTATACCAATGCCTGCTGTTATGGCAAGCTGTTTCAACAAGCTGAGTTTTTTCTTTTCTGGGCCTTGACCCACTTGCGGAGCAACGCAGCCTGCGCCAGTTTCGGGATCACAAACATCTTTCAATTCCCAATTATGAGAGTGTGCTAGATTGTCCAATTCATGGACTATGTCCCCACGAGCTGCTCTAGATCGTAATGCTTGGAGCAATCGGGTAACGCACAGTTTTTTGCCATCCAAGTCAATATGGAGGGAATTCCAGTCAGCAACAATACGTCTAATACTGCGATAGTTTTGGGTCTTGATGCGCAATGAAGTTTCAATTTGATACAGAATCTGAGATGCTTGTTTTTGATCAAAATTTGTGTTTTGTATATTCTTCAAGAAGCGTTTGACAAGACGTTCGTCCATTGAAGGTGGTTCCTTGTTCAATACAAAATACAACAAGTCATATAAATCAGGGGCACCAGGATGCCAAGTGCGAAAGTTACTATAGCGTAATGTTTTGTTAGCATATTGCTGTGCAAACTTTTGTGTGCTTGACTCTACACGCAGGAGTTGTAGGCTTACAAGATACAGAAACACAAGGTTTTCTGCATTGTCCTGATTCAAGGTTGACAAAGAACTGAAAAATGGAAGTAATCTGCTTTCAGCCACAATGCTTTCTGGTTCAGAGAAGCGAGTAATAGGAGATGCTAATCTCATTTGTATTTGGGTACTTTTGTTGTCGTCACTTGAGCAACGTCTGGCGACTGCTTGGGTTGCCTTTTGGCTCTTGTAGCCGATTTTGCAACTGGGGCCGCTGTAGGCTTTAATGTAGATGGTTGGGTCGCAGCTGGCATACTTTGGCCATATCCCGGAAGTTGCATTGATTGAACCTTGTCGCCTGCAATATTCAAGCGATAAGGCCGTTCTTTTGGCTTCGGGCTAAGAGCTTGTGCCAGTTTTGTATCCCGCTGGAATCCTTGTGGTTTTTGTTGTACCCAGTCCGCTGCGGCCCAAGGTTTGCTGGAAGCCGCTCCTGCTGAGGCGGCTGTTGGACTTGTTGAATTGGTGGATGTTCCAGCCTGTGAGAATGCTTTTTGCAAGATATCAGGACCAATTGCTCCACGGGTTAACCACGCATATTTGGGATCTTTTTTCAATTGTTCAATTTTGTCTTGTAAACGGGCTCGCTCATCATTTGCAAATTTAGCAAAATCCAGCTTTGGTGGCTCACCAAGCTGTGTAGGAGCAGGCGTAGGAGCTGTCGCACCCTGCTTTGGGGGCTCAGAAGGTGCAACAGGATCTACGGATGATCTAGTGAACTCATTAGGGTTGTCTTTGCGAAAGCGGGCTTGTATTTCTGGAGTGATCCCATTTTTGGCTAACTCTTGACGCAATAGTTCTAATTGAGATTGTACTCTGGCAGACAGCTGACCAGTTCCTGAACCGCTTGGTGCAGCAGCAGTAGATTGTGTGGTGCGCGGCCTCGGCGGTAGGCCGCGCTCTGTAGGAGTTGGCCCAAATTTTGGGAAGTTAGGGGGTGACGCCATTGTTAAAATCCTTGTCTGTTTGTAAAGCGACCGCTGCGTAGTCCCGCTTGAGTGTCTGATCTAGAGCCAACACCCTGATCGTAAGTTCTACTGCCGGTTTCAGAAGGGATATTGATTGTTTCTCCGGTCCTGAGTTGATCAGGATTTGTTATTTGAGGATTAGCAGCAAGCAATTCGCGCACACTGAGATTATTCTTTTGTGCGAGGGTGCTTAGATTATCGCCTCTTTGCACAGTGTATTCTTGGGATGGTATAGAGATGGTTGGATCATAGTCACCTGCCTCACCAGATGCCGATGATATGTCTACTGGGCTAGCGTCATCATCGTCTTGAGTGCCGGTCCCTGTCCCTATTTCAGGATCGTCACGGTCCACCGGCCGCACTCTTAAAGGTCGAGAATCAGGTTCCACCACCGGGACTGGTTCATCATATCCTACTTCACCTGGGAAAGAGTTGGTTCTATTTCTGCTGGTTGCTGCGTAATCTCCTGCTTCACCAGAAGGGATACCTGTACCTGTTTTGTCAGATGCGTAATCTCCTGCTTCACCAGAAGGGATACCTGTACCTGTTTTGTCAGATGCGTAATCTCCTGCTTCACCAGAGGGGATACCTGTACCAATTGGTTCACTTTGCCCGCTTAACCATGAATCTAATGTATTGGATATTGCGTCTGAATAACGGATTGCGCCGCCTATTGCTGCCCCTATAGCAGTAAATGTAATGTTTTTTGCAACAGCTGATTTAAAGCTGGCGCCGTTCAGCATATCCGTAACGGTCTTTGTTAAAATAAGAGCTGCTGGAGCCGCCCACCAATATCCTGATGCCAAAATAGGAATTGACACACCCATCAGCCCCACAACTGCATTAGCTGTTTTTGGATGGTTTTTAACAATTTTGCTCAATTTTTGGAATATTGCACCCAGTTTTTTGTATTTGCCTTTGGGATCAGCCTTGCTCAAGGATTGCTGAAGTTTATCTTCCCGATTAGCTACCCACACTTCAGGATTAGACACTAAAGGATCACTGCTTTGGGTTTTTTTCAAGATTGTTGCAGCGGCACCTTTGAGTGTCCGCAAGGCACTATCTTTGTCTAAGTCTTGTGTTGCTGGTTCATCGCGTAGGTTTGCGTGTGCAGCAATTAAGTCCTGTATGTTGGGATATTTCTTAGCCAACGCCAAGAGTTCTTCGTCAGTGTAGCCTTGTGCGTCAGCTTCTTGCACCCGCCCTTTGTAGCTCTCAAATACTGCATGAAAAGCAGGAATCAATTTCTCTTGAACCTGTCGCTCAGTTTCCAAGATCACTTGCTCTTCCTGCAATGCAACACTTTCATATAAGCGTGTTGCCTTGGGATTTGCGATGCTGTTTAAAAGTTGACGCATTAGCTCTGCATCAGAAACATGATTTTTCATGGTGTTGGCGCCCCTCCACGTAAGTTTGCTATAATAAATCGTATCATATCATCTGAAAATCCTTGCGTGCGCAAGTCTGTTATCAGGTCAGTAAGGTCTTTTACAGGATTAGTGGGCAGCGGCGGAGGAGGTGGGGGTGGCTGTTTGCGACCGCCTCTTGCGAGGTTTGTATCATTAGCAATAACTATTTCCAACACCAAATCAGCCAGTTTCCCTATAAGGGCTTGTTTTTCCAAAACCGTGAGATTCCGGGTATTTGTGACTCGGAAGGGTTGTGGTAGAGGATGAACTGGCGCGGGTCTGATCCTAGCATAATCTCGAGCAAACGCAATCATACCCGCGTTAACTGTCTGGATAGGTATTTGCTTTGCTGCGCTAGAGCCTCCAAGCGGCACAGCGGCAATTGTCTGGCCCAATTTTGCTAAGGAGAACTGACTTAGTCTAGGTAATGTAATTCTCAAGCTTTGCATTATTTGTAATGCCTCAGCTTCTTGTTGCTGTGTGCCTTTGGCCAACAAATTAGTGTGCAGCTTGTTTGCAGCTTTTTGCTGTATTTGTCCCAAACCCAAGAAGATTTTCTTGAGATCATCATCATTCAAGATTTTGCTCAAATCGTTATTGGTTACTTGGGCAACAACTTGATTCACATACTGATCACCAATTTTGGTAGTGCTTTCTTTCCCGCCAAAACGAACTTGTTGATACCATTTCATGAAATCTGCTGCTGAAACATTTTCCAACCCTGCTTGTCGCCATGCTAAATTCAATTGGTTGGCGTAATTACCGGCTGTGAGTTGGGCTGCTGCGGCTGGGTTACTAAAACTCTTTGCCCATAATGCTATTTCACGCCCAAGTCCCATAGGGGCACCAAAAGCCTCATCAAGCTGTGGCTTTGCTACACTGTTTATGAGCTTTCTCATATCCTCGGCATTACTCATGACCTTTTCCTTTTTTAACAGTGTTAAGCTTACGCATAAATTTGGTTGATTCTTTACATAAGATGCTCTTTACTAACCGTTTGGTTAAATCTTCAGCTACTTCTGCGTCATAGCTGGCATGGAGTTGCTCAATAAGGTGAATAGCACTGCTGATTACATGAGCAGCTCTACTTTCAATAACTGAGTGTTTGTTTTTAACTGGAACGAGCGAATCCAATTCCTCAATAATAGATTTCTGTTTGTTCAAAGCCTGTCAACCCAATTTTTGAATATTTATGCTCCCTCCATAAATATTTTTGACACTGTTTTTGGGCTCACATTATGACACAAATTTTAACAGAACAAATGAGAAGCTTGGCTAAAAGATTACATGAACTGGATAGTTCACCGGGCGCTGCAATGGTTCCTGGTAGTAAGGAAACGGTGCCTATAGAGCCAACGCAAGGGAGTGTTATGCCCAAGCAATTGGCTGACATTCTTGGTATGCAGGACATAAACTTATTCACCCGTGCCTGGAATAAATTACGTCAGGGCAGAGAACATCAGCTCACACGTCAAGAGATGGCAGAACTTAGCATTGCATTCATGAAATTGGTGCTGGCTGATCCCAATGATACAACCAAAGCCATGAGCTTGTTGCGCCGGATCAGCGCCAAAAATCCAGAGTAACTATCGCCTGATCAAGGATGTAAGCTCTTTGAGCTTAGCAAGATTGTTTGCTGGAGCAGACATGGTGTCAGTATTTGCAGGGGGAATAGGTGCAGCACCTGTTGCCCCAGTGTTTTTCCTACGCAAGTCTGCCATCATATCTGCTGCGGTTTTCACTGGCACTTGGCTTTCATTCTCTTCCAAGTCATAGATGCGCAGTGTTTCAACATCATATCCCATAATGATCTTGCTGCCCACACCACTGCTGCTTCTTGTTTTCAAAAACTGGTATTGATACTGTCCACGTTCTCTCATTGCTGGTGTAGCCAAGATTGATACCACATTATCTGCTGTTTGAATCTTGCTGATACCGCCTGCAATGTGACTGTGATCATGTTCCATTTCATTGACTGAGCTGTTATGAGTTAAGATGTCATTGGCCCAAAACAATCTGTCATTGTCAACATTGATATCAATAGTGTCTTGAATTCCTAAGTACTTGATGTCTACGATCTCGTCCCAATCAATATCTTCACTTAACTCGTCAAAAATTTCAGACATTGTTCCATAACCTCTTTTGTATTCTTTTTGTAGTCACTCTGCCAAATAGTCAATGTATTATAGCCTCTTGATTCATATAATTTAAGCTTGGCAGCATCTTTTTCCCATATTTCTTGTGCAGTAAGGTCCTTATTCAACGGGTTTGGCCTATCATCTGATTTATAGACAGTTGGATTGGCATGCCAGCTATCTCCATTGAACTCAATTATTCGACCGTTATAGAAGAGATCTGGCTTGACATAGATATTCAAACCTTCAAACTCCCTGCATGAAATCCTTATTTCATTTTCCCCAAAATAATACAAATCATTTATAGTTTTAGAGAGCTCACAACATATCTCAAACGACCATTTGCTGAACCTTTTACTACTGTTTATTGCAGACATAGTTTTTTCATATCTGTCTTGAAACATAGTTTTGCCTTCAGGTCCGTATTTCTCCAAATAATAGGCAAGCGTATTTGCATAACCTTTTCTTTGGCAGACATCACTATATATTTTTGTACCAGTCTCTATGCCGTATCTATCAATATGTCCCTGTAGCGTTGCAATATAACCTATTCTGGCATTGAGTTCTTTATATTTTTCTAACCCTTGTTCAAGACCATATAAACTGGTAAATTTAGCTAAATTACGTGTTGTTTTAGTTTCCTTGCAGATGATAGGGCCCATTTCTGGTCCATACTTCTCTATAAACCCTGCCAAACTATTTTTGTGACTTGAATCAGAAATTTTAGTATTGTATCGTGCTGTCCCTTCTTCTGCACCATACAAGGCAATATAATGATCTAGTCCAGTTGACGGGTAGCAATGCCCGATTGCTTTGCGAGATTTGTAAGTATTTGATCTCTTAACACAATATTCTGCCCATTTTTGATTACCAATATCCTCGCCATACCGGTTCACATAATTCTCCAGAGATGCTCCTCTAGCAGATAATTTGCGAGTAGCTTCTTCTTGGCCATATTTTTGTACATAATCCTCTTTGGTCTGTGTAGACGCTGCTGTCTTTTCTTCCCACAGCTCTAAACCTTTTTTCTCACCATATCGAGTAATAAATGACTTCTTTGAAGAGCTATCATGCCCAAGCTTAGTAATCTCGTCCCAGTTTTGGTGCAAGTGCCAAAAATCAAGAGTATATTTTTGGTAAATCTCAATAAGTGTAATCAACATCCGTTTTGTGCGGCCATCATACTCGACTGAATTGAGCAATGCCTGTTTGTCCGCAGTCAAACATAAATTCCTTATTCTTTTAGAGTTGCAGATATTCTTCATATGGTCCTCGTGTTGCCGTTAGCATTATTTATGCGAACGGCAACGCAACCTATCACCAATTTTCAATCCAGATTCAAGATTTTTCAATCCGCCCTCAGTGGGAAACATATGCTTGCTACTCACCTTGATAGTCTTGCCACTTTTGGTAGTAATTTCAAACACTGCTTGTTTCACCACTGGTAGTACTTCTGTTACTCTTACTGGGCCAGATTCATTTTCAATGTAGTCTCCTACTTTCAATTGATCAATTGTTACTTTTTGGCCATTTCGAACTACTATAGTATCCAGAGTCAGACACCTTCCAAGTTGGCTCGCAGTTTGCATGATGATGTTGCGCTCTACTGCCAGTCCGCGAAGCTCCTCAGTTACAAACTTGTCCTTGATGAAAAGGTTACTAACGTCAATTCTCTTGTTGTTAGGAAACATGAGATCAAGATAATCTACCATGAGTGCATCGCATTTTTGCCCTGTCTCAATCTCATAGTTTTTCAAAAACGCTCTCAGGTCGTTAGTAGTTGTGCCTTGAGGCATCTGTTTCACATACAATGTGCCTGCACGTTTGCCTGCCTGTGCAACTTTGATCTCCACCTCATCAATTCTCTTGAAAATTTCTGTTGTGGGAATATGCGCCACCATTGAGTCCAAGCGCATGGAGATCATTTCTTCACTCAGCTCTAGACTGATGTAGATAACATTCAGTCCAGCCTTAACCATGTTCACTGCCATGTTTTGAAGTGTGAGACTTTTGCCACCACCTGAACCTGCACACCAAATGGTGATTTCTTTTCTGTTCACACCGCCATACAGCTTTTGGTCCACAGTTTTCCAACCAGTGCTGACCTGACCATTTGAGTTTTTGATTCGCATCAACCGCTCTCGGGGATTGAGAAAGTAGTTGGTGCCAATGTCACTAGTAAGCCCAACTAAGATAGCTTCTTTGACTCGCTTTTCCACCTCAGCATAGTTGCCTTTTTGAATCAACTCTGGTGCACTCAGCACAGCATCTGCAATGGCTCGGTTTTTACAAAACTCTTCAATTTGATCCAGAAAAGCTTGTTGCAGTTGGGGATTGATGTTGTCAATTTTTTCAAAATCAATACCAAATTGCGCACTCAATTGTGCTGGCTTAGGCAATGCCCTGTATTGATTTGCGAAATCAATAACAAAACGCATCACAGGTCTCAGCTTGTTCACAAAGTATTTGGGCTGCAATATGTTTTGGCAGCGTGCATAAATCTCTTCATCACTCAACAGAACGCTTACCAGCATTTTTTGCACGTCTTCGTTGTAATCTTTTGCTTCAGCCAAGGTTATCCCCTAAACATTTGTCGTTTGATGCCGATCTCAACATCGTTTTTTGTGCGACTTTGAATCACACTTGTAATGGTATAGAGTTGACCATACCTCCTGCAAGCCTCAGCAGCATCTTTTACATCATCTTCCCACTCTGGGAAACTCACACTCCAGCCAAACATCAATGCTGTGTCAATCAATTCTTGATTCTTACGCTGCCGGTCAGGCAACACTATGATCTCTTGATCCCTGGCTACCAATTGGTATATTTGCTGTTCACTAAGAGTGCTGCCCAATGCTGCAACGCCCTGTGTGGAAATAGCATCAAATCCACCCTCAACCAATATGGCAAACTTGCGTCCAGGAATATCCAGCACATCATTATTGAACAAATATCCATCTGGTATGCTGCTGTTGAAGTAGCGAGAAGTTCCAGGCGGTGGCGAGCCTGCATATCTTGCAGTCCACCCCACAATTTGGTTATGTGAGTAAAAGGGTATTAACACACGATTGTTCAATTGATGTTTTTTGTTGGGACTCCAATAATAATCGTAACCAGCTGCTATGTCTTGCCCACGACTTTCAATATACTCAACAACCTTCAAAAAATCAGGGTCAAACTCAGACTCGGAAAGAAGGCTCTCTATGGGCCTTGCGCCCTCAGGCATTTCAACAGTGGGGAATTTTTGGAAACTGATCTTAACAGATTCTGGTAACGAGATCCGTCCATCCAGTTCTTTTTGTAATATTTCCATCTTCAAAGATTGAACGCTGCTTCGCGGCACGCCCAACCAGTCAAGATACTGTTCAAAACTGCTGCTTAACCTAGTGCCATCAAATCTTGTTTTGAACCCACAATTGAAACAATGGATGCCCAGTTGACCATCTTCTGAAAGTCGAAGATTTCCGCGCATGCGAGTATCAGCTTTGTGGCCTCGATGGCTGCAACAGACTGCATTGTGTATGACCCATCCTTTGGGTGTAACTCTCCGCTGAACTGGAAGATGCTGCATAATTAGTTCGTGTATCAAGCTCATACACTATTATAGTCAGCTTTCAGCTTATTTTGTAGAGTATTTTATCTATTGTTCCTCGATTGATTGGATCTGGAATACACACAAATCTGATCCAACGACAATTGATAGCGAAAGTATAACTCCGTAATGAGGTAGTTGTGCTGTCATAATAGTCTTCAGTTACTCCTGGACTGAGATCCACATAAAACCAACTCCGCTCAACTGGTGCTAGGTTTTCCAAACTGGCTTGTATTTTAAAGTACCCTTGCCAATTGGTTTGATAGAAGGCAACTGAAAATAGCCCAGTGTTGTTACCTACACTGTTTTCTGCCCTAATAGCCCCACTAACCAACCATTCTTTCATTTCATCCCAGTCTACTGTTATGGGCGTGAGTTCAGAACCCTTGAGTGTAACACTGGGAATAAATGTGCCGCCCACACTATCATACAAATCAAAATCACCAATTGTGGAATTGTTGATATCTGTGTAAAGCATCTCTTGATTTTGATAAGGGCGGGTGATTTTCACTTGGTAGCGATATCCGCCTAAACTCCAATTGGATGTATCGTTGCTGCTTAGCACAACTTGTGCTCTACCTTTGAGTTCATCTGTTACAGTACAAGATTTTTCCAGGACTATTGTCTGTGTAGCTGCATGCTCAATTACGATACTGAGTTGGCAATCCACTAATTTGACAGGCCTGCGGTCATTGTTACGTACAACAAAATCAATAATGTTGTAGTTGTTTTTGTATATTTTTGTGTTGTAATTTATCATGGGCCTATTGTAATTTGGGGCGCGATGATCAGTCATGCTCAATTGAACTGGCAGTCTGTAACTGTAGAGATATATCAAGCTCATTGGGATAACATCATCAACAAAAGATTTACACCTATTTAAGAGTGTCTTAAATAGGGCTTGATGGAAAACACACCGCAACAGAGATGGCCATTTTTAACAGAAATCCGCTATCTCAACAAAGATTACACTGGCATTGTTCAAAATGCTGACAACACGATGCTGCACATGTATGTGATTGACCAGACCATGAGCATCCAACAGAAAAAAGAGATTATCCAATGTGGAGAGCTCTATTGGTGGGGTAGCAATCGCCAAATTCCCATCAATGTGTTCTTGCGGGAACGGTTCCGACCCTTCAAAGGGTGTTTGAAGACCTTTGTGAGAAAAGAAGTAACTGTGTTAAGCGGCCCCTTACCCAGCTTGGACACACTTATTAACAAGCGTGGCAAAAAGCGCACAGTTCAGCTTGTTAAGAGCACAAGCTAGCCACCGATCATCAAAAAGTGCACAAAGCCATCTAGTTTGATGGCTATTGTGACACTCTGATCAGGGGCAGTAAATTCAGGCAACAAGCAGTCTATGCCCTGGAGGTTGAGCCAGGTTTTCACAGTTTCCTGTGTTTGGCTGTCCCAAACCTCAAACAAGGTCATATAGGTCAATGCTCTTTCAATAGCATCTAGAGTGGACTTAGTCCCCAAGTGAGGTCACCTGCACCTTCACCTTCACACTGCCATCTTTGCCTACCTTCACTTGTGCAGGGCGGCGAGACTTGAGATCCTTTTCGTCTCCTTTGCTCCACTTCATCCAAGTGCTAGTGAGAGTCCAGGCCACTGTAGCAGCATCAGTTTCGTCACTGAGTTTTAGGCTGGCGCTGAGTTTGTCTTCACTTTCGCCAAAAACTTCCAGGAGGTAGTTGTTTTCCAGTTCACTGAGAAAGCTT